TGTCATAAAACGAAGAGAATACATGTAAAAATTATGTTAAGATTTATTTTTATTATAGAAACTTGTTAGGTGGCTTATACCGAGAAAATCCGGTAAAATCAAGGAATTATGAAGCGGTTAAGAGTAGTAAAAAGTGGGAAAATGTAGGTAATTCATACATTATTCCTGCACTACTCCTATACCGCTATTCCTATATTTGAGCGTCAAATACAAGTCATTTTATTTTTTCTATTTCAGTTCTGAGCCATTCAAATTCTCTGGCTGTATACACCTTTTCGGTGATATCTGAAATCTTATGTCCGACCATATATTTGATAGCGTATTCATCGACTTTAGCATCTTTGCATTTGGTTACGAAATGCTTTCTGGCGTCGTGAGGTCTATGATCCGGGTTGAGTTTAAGCTCGTCCCGAATGCGATTGAATATTTTGCTATACCGATTGTATGTCAACTTGGTATTCTTACCGCGGCGATCTTCATCTGTATAATTAAAAAGATATTTGCTCCCAAGTTGCTCAGCCTCTTCGTACGATTTGGAAACCAAGTCCCTTATCCGAGGATGAATCGGTACAACTCTGTTTTCACCAGCATCGGTTTTAATTCCACCTTTAAATGTCCAGTTCGATAAATCAACATCTGCTAATTCTATCAGACCTAACTCCTGGGGTCTCCATCCAGAATAGCATTGAATAATCATGAACTCAATCCCATATTTATGTCCGAGATTCTTCCACAGAAGAGCCATCTCATCATCAGAGAATGGAATGTGTTCTTTCTTGACAGTCTGTATTTCTTTAATGGTATCGTCTGTAAGCTTGAATGTTCTCGAATAGTTCCGATCTACAAGTTCGTATTCAACAGCATAGTCGAGCATCTGATTGAAGAGCGTCTTTATCTTATTCTTCATTGATGCGCTTGGTGTCTGCTCTTGGCCTCTTACGGTAGCAACACCTTCTTCCATGCAGCCTTTTATGTGCCTTGCTCGAACATCCATGACTCGCATATCGTAAACAGCAGAGCAGTATTGCCAAGCCGATGTAGTAGCTCTGGCGCTGTCGTCGCTCTTCAGAGTCTTGAAATATTCCGGTGTCCATTTGTCGTACAGTTCCTTGACTGTGATAGACGGTTCCAGGTCATACGGATTCTTATTAAATTCCACAAGAGCTGTGTATGCATCATTGTATGTTGGAAAGTATGACTCCGGTTTCAACGGCTTACATATTGGTTTGCCATTCTTGTCCTTTCCAACCGTAACCATTGCACGGAAAGGGTTCCTTAAATTTCTACCTTTAATCTCACTTATTTGACCGAAACCGTTTGGAAGCCGCCTGCGCTTATTTGGTTTACGAGACGATTTGGGCTTTGCGTCTGGTTTCAGCGGGTATCCACAATGCGGACAGGTATTTGCTTTATCGCTTACCTGTAAGTCGCACTCCGGGCATTGTATCAGCATATTAAATCCCTCCTCATGATAATGAACCGAGATTTTATGTTGGATTGTTGATTTATCGTTAGTAATCATATATCATAGTGTAGGAATTGTCAACTCCTACACTAAATTTTTATATTTTAACCTAGGATGGAAAGGGTTAGGTATATGATCAGTAACAATACATCAACCTGCCAGGACTGCGGTGGAAAATTGAAATACTATGACAAAGTTAGAAGAATTGTACGGACGAAAGGTCGTGTGAGCAAATGGGTGAATGTTCCGAGGTATCAATGCTCCGAATGCGGATGTATACATCGGTATCTCCCAGATTATATTTACCCATACAAGCAATACGAATCGGAAATAATAGCCGGTGTTATAGAGGGACTGATCACTTGCGAGACTTTTGGATATGAAGATTATCCATGTGAGATGACTATGATACGTTGGAAGGCGCATAAATCGCAACTGCTTTTATGAATAGAATACATATTTACGGAGGTGCGATATGAGTGTAGAAGAAAGACATCTGCTGAATAAAATTCGATTTTTCGAGGATATGCTTTTGAGAAGTAAGGATTATCGTCAGCAGGAAAACATCGGAAAGGAATTGACTGTAATGCGTATTCGGTTACAGAAACTACGGTTTAACAAAATGAGAACAGGGGCTTAGCAAAGCCTCTTTCTTTTTGCTCATATCCACCGAGGTTGTTTTTACTAAATGCTGTTCCTAACCTAGAATAGCCGTTGAAAGGAGGTAGCAGCCAATGAATGAAAATGAATTTGCAACTGGCTCGGTTCCGGTAATGGTTGCGGCACGAATTTACGGCAAAGACGCGTCATGGGTTAGGGCCGGTATTATATCTGGATGGTTGCCAATCGGAAAAGCCACAAGGAATGGTCAGTTAGTGACAAAAATTGAGGACATGAATTCTAAGTACGGACGTATCAATTTTTATATTTCACCGAAGCGCTTGTACGAGGAGACTGGTTATGTGTGGAAAGGGGAGAAGCGCTAATGGGAACAACAATACGTCCGGAGCTATCTGAAAAGAATCCTTATTGGATAGAAAAACACCGTTATTACGAATTGAAGCACTTTTGTCTTCAGTATCCGATCTGGAGAAAAGCTTATTCGGTTCTTGACGGGTATGCTAATCCACCAAAAGATTCAGCATCATTCGTGATCACCAGTACACTTGGTGATCCAACTGCAAAATGCGCCATGGCTAAGACATATTATTCTGAGCGTACAGATATGGTCGAGAGAGTTGCAGAGCAGACTGATCAAGAACTGGCGGAGTATATTTTAAAAGCTGTAACAGAGGGATGGTCCTATGACATTCTCAAAGCTAGATTAGAAATTCCATGCTGCAAGGATGTTTACTACGAATTGTACAGACGATTTTTCTGGTTACTTAACAAGGAGCGGAAATGATATGAAGATTGTCGATAAAGCTGTGAAGAAGGTATACCGATTCAACTGTCCAAATTGCCAGAGCCGACTTGAGGGCGAGAGTAAGGAATTTGAGGATATCGGTGGGAAGATTAGCAAATTCTTCTGTCCGGTATGCAAGAAGGATCGTTATATTACATGGTCTGATCTTCGGAAGAAAACAGTATACGAGGGTGAGAACACGCAATAATTACAACTCTCTTTATGAAAGGAGAGTGATTTTATGAATAAAGAAGACAAAGTCATGACGTATGCAACGGCATTTTGTATGGTTTCAGCGGGGGTGCTTATGTTAGCATTTGTGCCATCGGCAATCGGAATTAGACAGACCCAGAAAGCACAGGCGTTTAATTTGATGGCTGACGGACATAGAATGTTGGGATTAGCAAAATCGTATGATGCTAAAGCAGCCGCCATTGCATTGAAAACCGTGACATCTGAAGTATTGTAAATGAATCGAAACGAAGATTGAGCCATCACTGGCTCTTTCTTTTTATCCTAGGTTAGATACCGTACGTAGGTTACCGTAAAACATGCTATTTTGATATTTGAGAAATTGCCTGGTGGTAATTTTTAGAAAAACTTTTTGGAAGGAGGAGTAGAAGTGAGCTTAGTGATTGGATTACTGATCGGAATAATGGTTGGGGTGTTACTTTCACGATTTATATTTAGAGAAAAGCCAGTAGGTTCGCTTAGGGTCGATGAATCAGATCCAGATAGCGGACCTTATTTATTTCTTGAATTAGATCGATCTGGCGCAGATGCAATTTACAAGCAGCGTTACGTACGTCTGCGAGTGGAGCTGAAAAATTATATTTCGCACAAATAACACTCTCTATTATGGAATGAACCTAATAATTATTTGAAAGGAGAACGAAATGGAAGAGAAAAACGTTGATGAATTATTAAGTGAGGAGATTGCAGCACAGATTAAGGCTTTATCTGATTTGCAGTCCGGAAGCAAAGAGAAATCAACAGCGATTGATGATCTGACGAAGCTTTATAAGCTGAGAATCGAAGAGAACAAGAGCGTGTGGGATGCTGATGAGAAGTACAATCGGCGTATGATGGACGGAGAGTCCGTTACGAAAGATAATGACTTCAAAGAACGGCAAATCGCAGAGCAGGTTAAGGATCGATATTTCAGAGTTGGTATTGCAGCGGCGGAATTATTGATTCCGTTGATGTGTTACGGCATCTGGATGAATAAAGGATTTAAGTTTGAAGAAACTGGAACCTTCACATCTTCAACATTCAAAGGGTTAATCAACCGTTTTAGACCTACGAAGAAGTAGAGAGGAAATTCTGAAACGTTGGGGACGTGTGTAATGCATGTCCTCTTCGTTTTTCTCGTGAAAAATGCAAGGGCTATTATGAGAGAATAAAGCTTTATCTCTTGAACTACAGACAACAGCTTGTATACTATATGTATAGGAGCTGGACAGTACGAAAGGAGATATTTAGCTATGAGTATTTTTAACGAGGAGCAGATTAAAGCAATGTTCAGCAGAGAGTATATCTGTCATGAGTGTGGGCATTTAATGGAGTTCGAGGATGAGTGGGACGATACACTGGTATGTCCCCACTGCGGCCACAGTATAGATTTAGATGATTACGGCCGTGAAGGTGATGAAGAATATGAGAACTTATACCCAACAAGAGAGGAAATATTGGGCATTGCAAATGATGATTCCGAGGAAGATTCAGACGATTAAAAACATAAGCTAAGTAGGAGAGGGTCTTAGAGAAATCTAAGGCTCTTTTCTTTTTGCTATGAGGAGATAGAAATGCGGTACCATTACCAAAAGCCAGACATCTATTTATCGATGTATGGTGAGCTTTATATTTGTAATCATCCTGTATATGATCGCTGCACATTATTCACGATAGGCGATAAAGGGCTGGCGGTGATCCAACAGCGATTTAGTGCAGATACAAAAAGTACATATTGGACAGAGGTCGATTCATGGCTGACAGACTCTTTATATTTACATCCAAAATTTAAGGAATATTTCGACAGCCGATCCGGAGAGTGTACGGACGGATTATATCCAACTGTCACTATAAGACAAATAATGTGGGCATTAAAAATGAAACCAATCCAACGTCAGCGATGGGAAACTTGCTTTGATAGGCGAGATATTTAGCGATTTTTACAATTCCTTTTATGAAAAACTGAAGCTTTGAAAGGAGTAAAAGGAGCATGGATGAAATGAGAATAGTGTCGAAATTCACGAGAGGAATCATTTCCAAAGCAATAAAGATGGTAATACGTAAGAAAACAGGATACAACATTGATATTCAGTTGAACGAGGCTATTACTACTATAAATGATGGAAAGACTCATCTTCACCTGGATGTAGATGCTGAACTCGATAAAGATGAGCTGATAAGCATCTTAAAGAGCATTGGTTTAAATTAACCGAGAGGGGCGCATACAACGCCTCTTTCCTTTTACTTCGCAAAATTTACAAGGCATATTATGAGAGACAGTAGCTTAGTTGGGAGAGCGCGAGACGATTAAAGTCCCGAAGTCGATGGTTCGAGTCCATCCTGTTTCTCTTTTATTTTTGCAGAAAGGAGAGAACGGATGTCTATCGAGCAACTTGACTTATTGTTATGCGATACGTATCAGATGGATGCGTGGTTTCCATTCGGTTGGAAATGGAAGAAAGAGCTTGAAAAATCGAGCTATTCGGTATGGGCTATTGATGAGTTGAAAAGATACATCATCGGTAGACTTTATCCAAAGAAATCTGGATCGATTGAAGATTTCATCATATTTGTTGGTGACTTCCGGCGAATGATGAATCAGTTTTCAAAAATCAATCCGGATAACAATTTTATGTTTTCAGTAGCAGTGGACATATCCACAGATGTCCTTGATTTATTACATGCTATGAAATAAAAACGAAAGGAGAACTTTATGAAGAAACCAAATCTTCAAAGACTCGCTCAGAGGTCGAAAATTTATCTGAGAAAAGCATCACCGACTATACTGTCTGGTCTTGGTGCGGCTGGGGTTATCGTAACGTCGGTATTAGCTGTACGTGCGACACCAAAAGCTCTTCGTAAAATCAGAGCGGATAGTAAGACAAATCACGACGGTGATCCAGAGGCTTATAGCAAACTTGAAGCTGTTAAATCAGCATGGGTCTGCTATATTCCGGCAGCAATTAGCGGTACGGCAACGATATTCTGTATCTTCGGTGCCAATATGTTGAATAAACGCCAACAGGCAGCACTTACCAGCGCTTATGCGTTGCTGAATGATTCCTATAACAACTATAAGGATAAGCTAAAGGAATTGTACGGCGAAGAGGCTCACCAGAAGATAGTTGATGCTATCGCAGCGGAAAAGGCTAAGGATGTATATATTACCGCTGATGGAATTTGTGAATCAACTTCGCTATCTTTTGATGAGCGCAACCCAGATGATATGCGTCTGTTTTATGATGCTTTTTCAAGAAGATACTTTGAGAGTACGATTGCTCAGGTGTTAGAAGCTGAGTATCACTTGAATAGGAATTTGAGTCTTGGCGGCGATGTCTGTATAAATGACTTCTACAATTTTCTCGGAATAGAGCCTATAGACGGAGGTGATTATCTGAGCTGGTTTTATTTTTATGAAGATGGAATCAGTTGGATAGATTTCAACCATCGAAAAACTGTGTTGGAGGATGGTCTTGAAGTTTATGTGGTGGATATTGTATATACCCCGAGGATGGACGATGAACCATTCGCATAAATCACAAGCACTATTATGGAAAGGAGAGTGTCATTATGAACAATAAAAGTAAATGGATCAAGGCTATTGGAATAGCAGCAACCGTGATTGGTGTAGGTGTAAACCTTATTACCGATTGGGTGAATGAACAGAAAATGGACGAGAAAATTGAAGAAAAGGTTAGTGAAGCACTTGCCCGGAGAGACAAAGACGAAGCGGAGGAGTCCTAACAAGACTCTTTCGCTTTTTCTTTTGGAGGAGACAAATGGAATCACCGACTGAAAGAGCCATTTATACTGTCCGTTATGCTATCGCAACAATGCCAATAATTCAGCGAGGTTATGACTTCGAGCAGGCGAGTTATATGAGATGGGCTGGAAGGGAAGTGTTAATACGACTCTGCAAACATCCAGAGATACCACCGCTGATCGTAATCGAATCGTTTCGAGATGAATGTGATTCGTATTCATGTGTTAATCCACGAACAAGTTATGTTTTTTCTTGTGCAAAGGACATGCTTGAGTGGATTATTGACCTGCTAATTTCGTAGTTATCAAATAAAAATTTTTATATTCTGAAAGGAGAACGCACTATGTGTACAAGAGAAATGACATTAGGAGAAGAAATTATCAACTTAACCAAAAGAGGCATCGATGTTCCGACGGTAGAGAGGATGTATAAAAAATACATCGATCTTGATGAAAAAGGAAAATCAGAGGGTGGTTATACAATCGATTTGGGACTGTTATATCCGACATTTGATAGTTTGGATATGGTTCGCTATTGTAGAGCTGACGTTGAGGCGACCCTGAATTTATTTAGAGATACGGTACATAATCCGTATTCTATCCTTCCGGCAGACATTAAAGTTGGCAATAAACTGATGGTTCCTTTAGGAAAGCTCGGAAACTTTACAGCAACTGTTCAGAAAGTTACGAACAATAAGGTGCTATTCATTTTCGACGATTATGTTGCCAAACGCCCGATGAATGAAGATGGAGGCAATGCTGGCGGATATTCTCAGTCCGATCTGAAAAAGTGGATCGATACCGAGCTGTACAATATGTTCCCTGCGGTTCTTAAGCAGAGAATGACCGGTTTATCAATCCCGACTCTCGGGGAAATTTGCGGCTGGGGTGACGAATGGGATCGAAACCACATCGAAGCGGATGGAGATGAACAGCTTCCTCTCATGAAACAGAGACGAAACCGCGTTGCTTATTACAAGAATGATTGCGAGTTGGGCTGGCTCAGAAATGCTACAAAGAGGAATTTTTCTTCGGCTTACTTTGCCGGTGTGTTCAACCTTGGCAATACGAACTACTGCAACGCTTCGAACTCTATTGGGGTTCGTCCGGAATTCTGGTTGGTTAGATAAATCGCGGGGCCTTGTGCCCCGTTTATATTTTATGGAGGATAGACCGAAATGCAGAAACCTAATTTGACTAAGATCTGTAGAAGTGTAAAAACAGCTACAGTAAAACATAGTCCAGAAATCCTCACAGGAGTTGGAATTGCTGGAATGGTGACAACTACCGTAATGGCTGTACGAGCCACCCCTAAAGCAATCCAATTATTAGATGAGGAAAAACGGCGTCGACACACTGAGAAACTGGAACCAATCGACACCATTAAAACTGCTTGGAAATGCTATATTCCCGTGGCAGTTACTGGAACAGTATCAGTAGCTTGCCTTATTGGAGCCAGTTCTGTTAATGCCAGAAGAAACGCAGCACTGACCGCAGCGTATACCATTTCCGAATCGACATTGAGAGATTATCAGAAAAAGGTGGTAGAAACAATCGGCGAGAAAAAAGAACAGACTGTGAGGGATGCCGTTGCTAAGGAACGTCTTGAGAAAAATCCAGTTGAAAACAAAGAAGTTATCGTCACAGCAAAAGGCGATACCTTATGTTTTGATGCTGTATCCGGAAGATATTTTAAGTCGGATATCGACAAATTAAAAAAGGCTGAGAATGAATTAAATCGTCAAATGCGAGATGAAATGTATATTTCACTTAATGATTTCTATTATGAAGTCGGATTAGAGCCTATTAAGCTCGGCGATGATCTTGGCTGGAATATTGATAATGGATATATCGATCTGAGATTCAGTTCCCAGCTTGCTACGGATGGAACACCTTGTCTGGTTATTGATTATGGCTATGGTCCGAGATATGACTTCCGTGGCTTAATGTAAGGTTCGCAGAATTTACAAACACTATTATGGAAGAACCACATATTTCAAATCTGAAAGGAGAACATATTATGGAGAACAACGAAATCATGAACAACAACGAAGAGGTTATCGAAACAACTACTGAGGAGATCGTGAAGGCGGCTTCTAACGGCGGTATGAAGAAAGCAACAACTATCGGATTGGCTATGATTGCAGGTGCATTAACCTACAAATTCGTAGTCGTTCCGGCAGCAGCAAAATTCAAGAATTGGCGTGAGAATCGTAAGACGGTTGTAACTCAGCCGAATAGCGATATCGTCGACGAAGAGTTTATGGATATCGATGAAGAGACAGAAGAGGATTCTGAATAAGAATTGAATCAATGATTCAGACAGAGGGAGAGTACCTATAACAGGGTGCTTTCCCTTTTGCTTTTTAAGGGAGGTGTCCTATGAATCAGTATATGTATGATGGACCGGTTATGGAGTTTGATACCTGCGTTGCGAATAGATGGCAGGGTTCTACATACGCGGCATCCGAAAAGAAAGCCAGGAGTAATCTGGTGTATCAGTTTAAGAAGAAAACAAACCGTATTCCAAGTACGAGGATAACCCTCCCTGGAAAAGTGGTAACGGTTAATTGAAAGGAGATTTAGAGATGGAGGAATACAAATCCAATTCCCATAAATCACGACAGAACCAGAATGATGATATTCCGGAGAAAAGAGTTGAAAAGGTTGTCAGTGGTTCTGTCAAATCGAAGAAAAAGAATGGTCTTCAGAAGATTACAAACGTATTTGTTCCGGAAGATGTAGACGATGTAAAAAGCTATATTTTTGAAGACATCGTGGTTCCGGCCGTAAAAGACATTATCTTGGACGCTGTCAGAGCATTCCTTGGTGTTAGCGGAAACTCAAGGGTCGGGAGATCGTCAACGTCATCCAAGATCTCTTACCGTAAGTATTATGACGATCGGGATCGACGAGATTCGGGAAACGTATCAAGAACACGAACTGGATACGATTATGATGATATTATTCTGGAATCTCGTGGCGAGGCAGAAGATGTCCTGGAAAGAATGGACGAGCTTATTGCCACATACCAGGTGGTCAGCGTTGCAGATTTCTATGATCTCGTCGGTGTGTCAGGTAACTATACAGACAATAAATATGGATGGACTGATATTCGGAATGCATCTGTAATTCGTGTGAGAGACGGATACATGATTAAACTTCCGAAGGCATTACCGTTGAACTAGGAGGGATATTTATGTACGAATCAGATGATAAAATGGTGTCTCATCCGAGCCATTATCAGTCAGAAACAGGTTTGGAAGTGATTGATGTTATTGAGGCATTCACTTTCGATTTAAAAGGTATCGAAGCAACTGATACCGGTAATATTATCAAGTATGCGTGCCGCTGGAAAAATAAAAACGGCATTCAGGATTTGAAAAAGATCATGTGGTACACGCAGCACTTGATCGATCATTTAGAGAAGAAAGAAAAAATTGAAGAGGAGAATAACTGATATGAAGAAAGAAGAAATCATGAAGAACGTTTCCACGACCTTCAGCAAAGTAAGTGTGAAACTTAAGAAGCATAGCCCTGAGATTCTGGTAGTGGCTGGTGTTGTTGGTACCGTTGCAAGTGCTGTTATGGCTTGCCATGCAACAACTAAGTTGGACAACGTATTGGAGAAGTCCAAGAAAGATATTGATGCCATTCATAAATGTGCTGAAAATGAGGAACTGGCGGCGGAGTATTCTAAGGACGACGCAAAGAAAGATTTGACTATCGTTTATGTACAGGCTGGTGTAAAAGTCGCTAAGCTCTATGCTCCTGCTGTTGCTCTTGGAACATTATCTATCGCAAGTATTGTTGCATCTCACAATATTCTCAAGAAGAGAAATGTAGCACTGGCAGCCGCTTATGCAACTGTGGATAAGACTTTCAAGGAGTACAGAAATCGGGTTGTTGAGCGCTTTGGCGCGGAGGTTGATAAAGAACTTCGCTACAACATCAAAGCAAAGAAATTTGAGGAAACTGTAACTGATCCAGACAGTGGTAAAGAGAAAAAGGTGAAGTCTACCGTAGATGTAGCAGCACCTTCTACGAACGATTATGCCCGTTTCTTTGACGATACTTGTGAGGCGTACGAATCCAATATGGATTACAACCTTATGTATCTGCGTTCTCAGCAGAATCTGGCAAACGACAAGCTCAAGGCTAATGGATATTTATTCCTTAGCGATGTATACGATCAGCTCGGTATTAAGCGTACTAAGATGAGTCAGACTGTTGGTTGGATTTATAAACCAGAGGGAAACGAAAACGGCGACAACTTCGTTGATTTCGGTATTCTGGAAACCAACCGTGAAACTGATGATGGCGGTTACGAGAAAGCTATTCTTATGGAGTTCAATGTAGACGGACCGATTCTCGATCTGATCTAATTTTGTGAGGAGGATACATATGCGAAATTGTATTCGTATGGTAATCCTTCCTACTCTTTGCGTATTTGCGATTATTTGCACAGGTTTTGTCTGCTCAGCAGAACTGGTAAATCAGTACGAGTATATCGGAATGCAGCCGACTTTAAAAGCTGAACCTATTGATCCTATTGTAATTATTTCTGAGCAACCCTTAGAGGAAACGGTGTCGGCAGTTGAAATCGAAGAGTATGTGGAGGATACGCTATTGTCGCAGGAAGATATTGAGCTAATCGCTCTTGTAACTATGGCAGAAGCTGAGGGCGAATGCGAGGAAGGAAAGCGATTAGTGATCGACACCATCTTGAATCGTGTAGATTCTGTATATTTCCCGGATACAGTGCATGGCGTTATATATCAGGCAAATCAGTTTTCATCCATGTGGAATGGGAGAGTTGATAAGTGTTTTGCGGACGATGATATTTGCCAGTTAGTTGAAGAGGAACTGCAATCCAGAACCAATGTGGATACGATATTCTTCACGGCTGGCGGATATGGAAAATACGGAACACCAATGTTTCAAGTAGGTAATCATTATTTTTCAAGTTATGAATAGAAAGGAGTCCTAAACTATGACAGGTTTCATGGGATTAACATTTTCAGCATTTGCTGGCATTTGCTTTGTTAGTGGTCTAGCCGTTCTTATGGGCGGAAAGGAGCATCACTGATGGATGGCATTGGAAATTTTATATCCATGATGGATTACATACTGGATACTAAGAGAAAAAGACATATCACAGGAGGCATTCTGTTGAGTGCCTCTTTACTTTTTGGTGGGCTTGCTCTCACTGTTATGACAATTCAGAACGAGGAGGACGAAGATGAGTAATAAAGCTCTGTTTTCTTTGGCATTTATCATCGGCACTGTGACTGGTTCGGTAGTGACATGGTATCTGCTTAAAGATAAATACGAAGCCCTTGCGCAGGAAGAAATTGACTCTGTAAAGGAGGTTTTCTTAAGACGTGAGCAGGAATTAAAAGATCAGTCTGTAAAAAAGACTGTTGCTGAAGGTATTAAAGATGCAGACAAAGAAAAACCGGATCTCAAAGAGTATGCAAGGCGATTAGAAAAAGAAGGGTATACCAGATATTCCGATTTTGGGTCGGATGAGGAAAAAAAGCCTGTTTCTGAAGCCGGTCCGTATGTGATTCCGCCGGAGCAATTTGGCGATAATGAAGAGTATGAGCAGATCAGCCTTACCTACTATGCAGACGGCGTGCTTGCTGATGAAAATGATGAAGTAATTGAGGATGTGGAAGATGCTGTTGGAATTGATTCTTTGAATCATTTTGGAGAGTATGAGGACGACTCCGTCTTTGTCCGTAATGACGCAAGAAAATGCGACTACGAGATTCTCCTTGATCAGAGAACCTATTCCGAGGTAGCTGAAGATATGCCGCATCAGATGGAGGTATGATGACACGGGATGAGCTGAACAATGCATATTTTGACTGGATGTACCAGCTTGTATGTGATGATGAGTATTCACGAGGATTGTCGTATCGTAAGCTTTTATATTTGCTTCATGATACAGATTTTACGTTTACGATTGCCCTTGATGGTAATCGTTATGACGATGGAATCGATCTTCGGTACAGATTCGGAAATGAGCAGGGATACCGGGATAGTATGATTGCAAGTTATTTGGATAATCGTCCGTGCAGTGTTTTAGAAATGATTATTGCCCTTGCTATACGCTTAGAAGAGCACATCATGGATGATCCGGACATCGGTAATCGGACGGGCCAGTGGTTTTGGGATATGATTGTGAGCCTTGGGTTGGGTTCTATGGATGATTCCAAATTCGACAAGGCTCATGCCATCGATGTTATTCGGCGATTCCTGAATCGTGACTACGGACGGGATGGCAAGGGCGGTTTATTCACAATCGAGCATTGCAGATATGATATGAGAGATATTGAGATTTGGTATCAGGCCAATTGGTATCTCGACAATATCAGATAGGAGGGCGTTATGAGCCATAGTGAGGTATACAAGTGGTTCGAGTTATATTTTCCTCAGTACGCTGGGGATAAGGTAGAAACCTGGTTCCAGAATGGAAAGAACAGTATTCGTATCCGTCAGAAGAACCATCAGGAATTTATATTTACATTCAACAATGAAGGAAATTGGCGGTTTGAGACTGTTGAAAGCTTCATGAATGGATTAAGAGGAGGTAAGAAGTAATGGGCGAAATGCTTACTTATATTTTTAGCAGCTTACGGTCATCTGAGAAAAGATTAGACGTTGTCACAAGAGCAGTCAGTAAACAGCGGAGCTTTAATAAGCAGCTTACAATCTTTGCTGTTATGACAACCGCAAACCTGGTTGTTATGAAAATCGAGCAGAAGGACCAGGCATTGCGTATCAGAAAGTTGGAAAAGGAAATCGAGGAACTTAAGCGTCCGGAAGGAGAGTAAAAAATGCGATGATCGACTTTATGGTGATTTCAACACGTTCAACGAAACGTGGAGTAATAGAAATCTATCCAAAGTTCATTATTAAAAAAAGCACCGATCTAATGATTCGAGGTGGTGATTTCTATGCTATCTGGATTGAGGAACGTGGTTTATGGTCTACGGACGAGCAAGATGCCTTGCAGCTCATTGACCGCGAACTGGATAGATATGCTGAGGAGAACCGCCAGCGTTTTAACTCCGATATTAAAGTCCTGCATATGTGGGATGCCGAGTCGGGTATGATCGACTCATGGCATAAGTATTGTCAGAAACAGATGAGGGACAGCTTTCATACGTTGGACGACAAACTTATATTTTCCAATACAGAAACTAATAAAAAAGACTACGCCAGCAAAAAGTTGAATTATCCGCTTGAAGCTGGCGATTTGTCTGCCTATGAGAAATTGATGTCCACTTTATATTCGGAAGAAGAGCGGACAAAAATCGAGTGGGCTATAGGGTCAATCGTATCTGGAGAATCCAAAAAACTGCAAAAATTTATGGTTTTATACGGAGCTGCTGGAACCGGTAAATCCACAGTTCTTAACATTATTCAGCAGCTTTTCGACGGATACTATTCTGTATTTGACGCAAAAGCACTTGGATCTTCCAGCAATTCATTTGCATTGGAAGCATTTAAAACAAACCCTCTGGTTGCCATTCAGCACGATGGCGATTTGTCGAGAATTGAGGACAACACTAGATTAAACAGTTTAGTATCTCATGAGTTGATGACTGTGAATGAAAAATTCAAGTCTACATACTCAAACCGGTTTAAATGTTTCCTGTTTATGGGAACGAATAAGCCGGTCAAGATTACAGATGCGAAGTCCGGTCTGATTCGACGATTGATTGATGTATCGCCGTCTGGAAATAAGCTGAATCCAAAAGAATACAAAACGATCGTGAAGCAAGTGGAATTTGAGTTGGGAGCTATCGCCTACCACTGCCAGGAGGTATATTTGAACAATCCTGGTCGTTATGACGATTATATTCCGATTACGATGCTTGGTGCATCTAATGATTTCTATAACTTCATTATCGATTCGTATCATGTATTTAAGAAAGAAAATGGGACAACCTTGAAAGCCGCATGGGAGATGTACAAAACCTACTGTGACGATGCCAAGGTCGGGTTCCCGTTCTCACAGAGGGTGTTCAAAGAGGAACTTAAAAACTATTTTCATGATTTTCAGGAACGCTTTAATCTGGATGATGGAACTCGGGTTAGAAGCTATTACATCGGGTTCAGGACAGAAAAATTTGAAGAAGAAACTGTAGAGGAAAAGGCAGAAGTAGTCAAACCGGCACTGATCCAATTCGATAGCACTGAATCTATATTTGATGATGTGTGCTCGGAATGCCCCGCGCAGTATGCTTCGGAAAACGAAACACCTCAGAAAAAATGGGATTCTGTTCGCACGAAATTATCTGGAATTGATACGAAAAAACTTCATTATGTGAAAGTTCCAGAGAATCATATTGTGATTGACTTTGATATTCCAGACGAATCTGGAAACAAGTCATTTGAAAAGAATTTAGCAGAAGCAAGTAAGTGGCCGCCGACCTATGCTGAGCTTAGTAAATCCGGACAAGGTATACATCTTCATTATATTTATACCGGCGATCCGACACAGCTTAGCAGAGTGTATGACGACCATGTTGAAGTTAAGGTGTTCACGGGCAAAAGCTCTTTGCGGCGTATGCTGTCAAAGTGTAATAATTTGCCTATCGCAACAATTAGCTCCGGTTTACCGCTGAAAGGAGAACAAAAAATGGTAAATTTTGAAGCGATTAAGAGCGAGAAAGGGCTTAGAACACTGATTAAACGGAATCTTAATAAAGAGATACATCCAGGAACTAAGCCCAGTATCGATTTTATCTACAAGATACTGGAAGATGCGTATGGAAGCGATTTGAAGTACGACGTCACAGACATGCGCAATGCAGTATTAGCATTTGCGGCGAATAGCACTCATCAGGCAGATTACTGTATTAAGTTGGTCAACAAAATGCAGTTTAAATCTGCAGATCCGTCCACAGCGGTTAAAAATGATGACGCAAAGCTGGTATTCTATGATATTGAGGTTTTTCCAAACTTATTTCTTGTAAACTGGAAAATCGAGGGTGAGGGAAAGCCTGTTGTAAGAATGATTAACCCGTCTCCGAGTGAGATCGAGGAGCTGATGCGGTTCAGACTTGTTGGCTTCAACTGTCGACGATATGATAACCACATTCTGTATGCAAGATTGATGGGTTATACAAATGAACAGCTCTATAACCTTTCGCAGAAAATAATTAACGGAAGCCCAAACTGCTTCTTTGGAGAGGCGTACAACGTATCCTATACGGACGTATACGATTTCGCTTCGGCTGGTAATAAGAAGAGTCTTAAGAAATTGGAAATCGAGATGGGAAACCTTACCGATGACGATCTCAAGAAAAAAGGATTCTCCGATGAAAAAATAAGAATTATCAAAGCTGGAACGCATCACCAGGAGCTTGGTCTTCCTTGGGATCAACCGGTTCCGGAAGAGCTTTGGATTAAGGTCGCTGAGTATTGCGATAACGATGTTATTGCTACTGAGGCGGCCTTTAATTATCTTGAGGCTGACTGGACAGCACGACAGATTCTGGCAGATTTAGCAGAGATGACTGTTAATGATACTACAAACTCTCTTACAACCAGAATTATATTTGGAACCAACCGGAAACCGCAGTCAGAATTCCATTACAGAAATCTGGCAGAGCCGGTAGAGTCGCTGGATAAAGAGAGTATGGACTTCCTTAAGAAAGCCTGCCCTAAGATGATGGAAGAGCCACACTACGGTTGGAAGTACAACGATAAGGATGAAGTTCCATTCGAAGCTCACAGCATTCTTCCATATTTTCCTGGGTATGTATTTGACCATGGAAAATCCACATATCGTGGAGAGGAAGTGGGCGAGGGCGGATTTGCTCAGGGCGTTCCGGGAATGTATGGAAATGTAGCACTTCTTGACGTTTCGTCAATGCATCCGCATAGTGCCATTGCTGAGGTTCTGTTCGGACCGAGATTCACGAAGGCATTCCTTGATATTGTTGAGGGTCGTGTAAGTATTAAGCATGAGGCTTGGGATATTGTTAATACCATGCTGGATGGCAAGCTTACTCCGTATATTCAGAGAGTTATCGACGGTAAAATGACATCAAAGGATCTCGCTAATGCACTGAAGACAGCTATCAATTCAGTATACGGTCTTACATCTGCGTCCTTTGATAATCCGTTCCGTGATCCAAGAAACATCGATAACATCGTGGCAAAACGTGGAGCATTATTCATGATCGATCTTAAGAACGAGGTTCTGAAACGTGGATTCCAGGTTGCTCATATTAAGACAGACTCTATTAAGATCCCGGATGCAACGCCGGAGATTATTCAGTTTGTTATGGATTTTGGCGAGAGATATGGATACACATTTGAACACGAGGCTACATACGATCGGATGTGCTTGGTCAATGATGCTGTATATATCGCAAAGTACAAATCAGCAGAAGAATGCCAGAAGATGTATGGTTATGTCCCTGGCGACAACAAAAAGAAAGGTGGAAAATGGACGGCAACAGGTACTCAGTTCCAGATTCCATATGTATTTAAGAAGCTGTTCAGCAGAGAAGACATCGCATTTGAAGATATGTGCGAGACCAAATCTGTGAGCAGCTCTTTATATTTGGATTTGAATGAGGAGTTACCGGATGTCAGCAAGGAAGAAAAAGAATTCAGCAAGGCAGAGAGTGACTATAAGAAAGGACTGTTATCCGATACAACTTTTGAATCCACATGCCAGAAGCTTACTCCATTGATCGAAAAAGGACACGACTATCACTTTATTGGAAAGGTTGGTCAGTTCTGTCCGATGAAAGATGGATATGGAGCTGGACTTCTGATGAGAGAAAAAGACGGTCGTTACTATGCTGCAACTGGTTCCAAAGGTTATCGCTGGATGGAATCAGAGATGGTCAAAGAACTTGGCAAGGAAGACGGCATTGACCGATCCTACTACGACAAACTAGTTGATGAGGCTGTAAAAACTATTTCTCAGTACGGAGACTTTGAATGGTTTGTATCTGATGATCCATATGTTCCGGAGCTTGGTGCAAATGACGCCGATGTAGATTGTGTTGTTCCATGGGCGATGCCTTGTGGAGAGGATAAGTATCGGACATGCTTCGACTGCCCGCATTTCAACAATGATAACTTCCATATGGATTGCAATCTTGATTATGATATTTCAGATATTGTGATGAAGCACGCAATGAATCCGCCGGAACATTAAAAAAAAAAATAAAGGAGAATTTAATCATGGCAAGAGCAAATGTAAATGAGCTGATTATTGAGAATGCTCGTATTATGTTCAGAAATTTCAGAGGAGAAGAGACAAAGTACAACAGAGCAGGTAACCGTAACTTTTGCGTTGTAATTCCGGATGCCGACCAGGCACAGAAACTCGGCGAAGATGGATGGAATGTGAGAATCCTTCCGCCGAGAGACGAGGATGAAGGGCCTCTTCACTATATTCAGGTAGCAGTTCGGTTTGATAACATTCCGCCGAATGTATACATGGTTACCAGGAGAGCTAAAACAAAGCTGGATGAGGAGTCTGTATCTTCCCTTGACTATGCTGAAATCAGAAATGTTGATCTGGTCATCAGCCCGTCAAAGTGGGAAGTGAATGGAAAATCTGGCATCAAGGCATATCTGAAGACCATGTATGCCACGATTGAAGAGGATGTGTTTGCTGAGAAATATGCGGATGAAGAGGAACCGCCGTTCGCATAAATCATATTTTGAGGGTGTCGGTGTCAAAGCCGGCACTCTTACTTTATGAAAGGAGAAAAATTATGTTTTGGAATAAGAAAAAACCGAAGTCGAAACCACAGATTAAGACTACGGTACCTAAAACATTCAAAGCAAAAGAACCGCCACCTAAGTGGCAACCAACTTTCGGTGAAACGAAAAATAAGGACGAGAAACCACCGGAAGTAACTACGAAATCCGAACCAAAAATTGACTGGGAAGATAAATTTTTAAAATCTTTTCAGAAACTTACATGCCGACATCGGGCATGGGATGCGTGGAGAGATTATATTTTACTTCATGCATGTTCAATCTCGAATGTTTTAGACAAGGACAACTACGACCAAAGAGAGAAGCAGTATCTAAAAATCATTCATCAGTATTCAATAGAAGAGCAAGCTATATTTCCAGAATTAGCAGCATATACAACCATGGCCCTGGATCAGAATCAAGAGCAGGATTTTCTCGGAAAAATGTTTATGCGGTTAGATCTGGGAAATCGTTCGGCTGGTCAATTCTTCACGCCATATCATGTGTGTGAACTTATGGCTGAAGTGGTGGCTACCAATGCTTTAGAAAAGATAGAGCAGTATGGTTATATTTCGATTAACGATCCATGCTGCGGTGCTGGAGCGACGTTGATTGCTGGTGTGCATGTAATCCGAAAACAGCTGGAGCATTGTGAACCACCGAGAAACTACCAGAACCATATCTTAGTAGTTGCACAGGACGTTGATGAAATCGTTGGTCTGATGTGTTATATCCAAATCTCGCTTCTCGGATTGGCTGGATTTATAAAAATAGGTAACTCAATAACTGACCCAATATCTACGGACGATTCATCTGAAAATTATTGGTATACGCCTATGTATTTCTCAGATGTATGGAGTACAAGAAGAATGCTCCGTCAGATTAACAAGTTATTTGGAAAGGGTGATGACGAATGAAGAAAAGATATTCTATTCCAAAAGAGCAGTGTACGTGCGGCATCAGCGAGTTTTATGACAATGTTGCTAAAATCATGGGTGTTTCAGATTTAAGCAAGGTTGTGTACGATTGCCGTAAATTATCTATTACTAAAAAAGTCTTGGACTGCCTGTATGAGTTCTATCATTCGGAGAATCAGAGTGATGAAACCATAACAACCTTTATGTTATTGTATGGTCCAAAAGCAAATCTGGATGGTGATGGATACGAAGTCGAGATAGAAGATGGATTCATCACGAAAGGTGTGTGATGGCTGTCGTAGAATTACGGGACTATCAGGAAGAGGCTGTACGACGAATGCAAAATGGCTGCATACTTTGCGGTGGTGTTGGGAGTGGAAAATCCAGAACTTCGTTGGCCTACTATTATGTTCGAAATGGTGGGGAGCTTGGAACAGATGAGTATGTTCCAATGGACGATACAACCATTAAAGATTTGTACATAATTACAACCGCTAGGAAACGGGATACATTTGAATGGGAAGAGGAGCTCTCACCATTTCTGCTATCAACGGATAAAGAAGAGAATTTGTATACCAATAAGGTTGTAATTGATTCTTGGAACAACATCAAGAAGTATGCAGATATTAAGGACGCCTTCTTTATATTTGACGAGCAGCGTGTTATAGGCTCTGGAACATGGGTTAAAGCATTCTTGAAAATAGCTAAGGTAAATGACTGGATACTGTTATCCGCAACACCTGGCGATACCTGGCAGGATTATATTCCAGTGTTTGTGGCTAATGGATTTTATAAAAACCGAAGCGAATTTACAAGGGAGCATATAGTCTATAGCCGTTTCAGTAAATTTCCTAAAGTCGACCGATATTTGAATACTGGTAGATTGATTCGATTGCGAAACAAAATCTTGGTGAATATGGATTTTAAGCGCCAGACGGTTTCACACCATGAGGATATTTATGTCAAGTACAATATCGAAAGGTATAAAGATGTCGGAAAAACCAGATGGGACCCGTTTAAAAAAGAACCAATTATCAATGCTGCTGGTCTGTGCTATGTATGGAGAAAAATTGTAAACACCGATCAGTCCAGACAAATAGCTTTACTGGAAATTGTGGAGAAGCATCCGAAAGCGATTATATTTTACAATTTCGATTATGAGCTTGAGCTTCTGAAAGAGATATTCTCTGGATATGAAGTCAGAGAGTGGAACGGCCACAAACATCAGCCAGTTCCGACTAGCGATTCATGGGTATATTTGGTTCAGTACAATGCTGGAGCTGAAGGATGGAACTGTATTACGACGGACACGATCATATTCTATTCTCAGAATTATTCGTATAAGATTATGGCGCAGTCTGCTGGTCGAATAGACAGGATGAATACGCCATATACGGATCTGTATTACTATCATTTGAAATCCAGGTCTGGTATTGATCTTGCCATCAGCAAAGCATTGAAAGACAAGAAAACATTTAATGAAACAAAATACGTAAAGTGGGAATGAGGTGCAATATGGAAAATATTTACAAAGAAGTTGATTTCAAAACCTATTGTAAAACATGTGAGCACAAGGATCTCGAAGAAAAATTTGATCCGTGTAACGACTGTTTGGCGGAACCGATGAATGCCAATTCAGATAAACCTATTTACTGGAAGGAGGCTGAAAATGGTAGATAGTATCTTAGTTAGTGTTGATTTTTCAAACAAAAATGACACTGGAGTAATGGTTGTAGGAAGAAAACGAATGAATCAGTCTGTCGAGATTATCAATGCTTTCCAGGGAGATGAAGCGAGAGAACTTTATGAAAAGCTGGTAACAAAGAAAAAGAAGGAGGAACAGAAGTGAGTAATTACGAAAAATGTAATGGCTGTCCATACTATTATGGAGAAATTGATAGTTGCATGTTTATTTGGCGAGGAAGATGTACCAGATAATATGAAGAAAAAGTGTGAGGTAAATAATGAATAGAACGACAAAAATAAATATTTTGGCATATGCTTCCGAGCCAGATAAAAACTTCAAATATGAGGGTGATATCGTTGACTACAAAGGAAAAAGGTATTTCGTAAGTCTGGCAGAAGAGCGAGTGGAATTTATCGGAATTATTAAGGAGGACAAGTAGAGATGAAAACAATTAAAGAAAATTGGAAACTGGTACTTATCGTGGCCGCTGGGATTGTCGCGGTTATTTTTATGTGTATTTTTGGAATTCAGGGAGCACAAAACAAAGCATTCGCATTGGAGGAACAGGTCAACACTGCTGATTCAGACATTAAAGTTCAGGAAAAAAGACGAGTCGATCTTGTTTATAATCTTGCGGATTGTGTCAGGCAATACGATAAGCATGAGGCTGAAACACTTACAGCTATTGTCGATGGTAGGGAAAAAGCAACCAGTATAGAAAATGTAACCACTGCAATCGCTGCTGTTACAGAGGCATATCCAGAATTAAAATCCAATGAAAATTACAAGGAACTGATGAATGAATTGTCCATTACTGAAAATTTAATTGCTGAGTATAGAGAAAATTATAACAAGCAGATTAAAGAATACAATCGCTATGTTAGAAAATTTCCTACTCGATTCTTTTTAAATATTTTGGGATATGAAACGCAGCAGTATCAGTACCTTGATTATGGTGCTCCTGTAGATGCGCCTCAAAATTTATTTGGAGATTGATGTCATGAAAAATAGAGGCTTTGATTTTGGAGATTTTGAAATTACTAAGCGTGAGATTCTGGCAAGTATATCCATAATCGCAATGATGCTTCTTATTGGTTTTGTGATTTCTGGGAGAATTTCAAACTATATTCTGGATCGGAACGAAAAGTACAATAAAGCTATTAAAATCGAAAGCTCTGATCTGTTTGAATATGGGATGAGAACCAACGTCGGTTATGCGTTCGTTTATGGAGATTTGAAGGCTGTTGATACTGTTTCATATCCAGAAATTAACGGGGAGTATATGTATATAGAAAAAATAGAGGAACATTACAATATGCATACACGAACAGTCACTACAACCGATTCTAAAGGAAAGACACATACCAGAACTGAAACTTATTGGTCTTGGGACTATGCAGGAAGCGAAGAACAAAGATGTTCGGAAATTACATTTTTAGGACACATCTTCCCATCGAACAAGGTAGAGTTCCCACGTACTGAACATATTGACACTATAAAAGAATCAAGTCATGTCCGGCATAAATATTATGGAGTTGATACGGAATATATAGGAACCATATTTACTGAATTACGGGATAAAACCATATCTGATAATTCTTCATTTTATGAAAACAGCACCATTGAAGAAACTGTTGATTATTTGGAAAGCGATTGGGAACTATGGTTATTCTGGGTGATTTGGATAATTGTTATCGGACTATGCGTATTTGGTTTTTACTATATCGATAACGAATGGATTGAAAACTGAAAGGAGAAAATAAATGAAACAGAACATTATTGCAGTAGATTTTGACGGAACTTTATGCGAGAACAAGTGGCCGGAGATCGGTATGCCAAACGAGGAGCTCATCGAGTATCTGAAAAAGAGACAGACTAACGGAGAAAAGCTGATTCTCTGGACATCCAGAAATGAAGAGCAGACCCAAGATGCCGTAGAGTGGTGTAAAAAGTACGGACTGATCTTCGATGCTGTAAATGATAACCTTCCGGAAATCGTGGAAGCATTTGGTGGAAATTGCAGAAAGATATTTGCAAATGAGTACATAGATGACAGAAATCGCTCTATCGGTTCTTGCCGCGAGAGATCAAATCTCGAACGCTGGGCTGAAAATGAAGTAGCTATTGCGTGTCGTAGAGAAAAACCGGACCGGAAAGACGGAGAATGGGATTACGGTTGTGCTTGCTATGAGAGCGCATTGAAGGCCTTTGGCTCTCTGTGTGAGGACGGTCATTCTGGTTTCAGTATTGGTCTGACTAAGGCTATTCTGAACCGTCTGATCAACAACAAGCCACTTCTTCCAATTGAGGATACTGACGAGGTATGGAGTGATATTTCTGATATGAGTGGTCTGAAGGGAGAAGAGCGTAACTATCAGTGCAAACGCATGTCTTCCTTGTTTAAGTACGTGTATGCTGATGGCACGGTTAAGTACAGAGATGTTGATCGCTATCATGGCGTGAACATCAACTGTCCGGATGCTCCATATCACAGTGGACTGATTGATACTGTTATGGATGAACTGTATCCAATCACTATGCCGTATATGCCGGCTGATAGAGCTTTTAAGATTTATACGGAGGATTTTCTTGTAGATCCGGCGAAAGGTGATTATGATACCGTTGGAATTCTGTACGTAATCACTCCGTCTATGGAAAAGGTGGCAATCAACAGATATTTCAAAGAAGCTCCGAAAGGCTTTGCTGAAATTGATGAAGCCGAGTATAAGGAGCGTAAAGAAGCTGCTAAAGCGCGGATGGAGGCAGCCAATGGATCGAAATAGATTTATCCAGTGCATGAAAAGTAATATCGAGTTGTCGGATAAAGAGCGGCGAAGAATTATCAGAAGAAGCGTTGAGAGTCAGCCGTGGAAATTAAAGTGTACGATTGCTATGGAGGAATTCGCAGAACTTACGCAAGCAATCAGTAAACAGATTCGAGGGTATGATAATAGAATTGGACTTTTGGAAGAGATGGCAGATGCTTATATTTGCCTGGAATTCCTTAAGTCCATTTTTAATATTACACCAGAAGAGTTGCAGAAAGCTATGGATGTTAAATTACAAAGAGAAAGGAATAAACAGAGATGAGTAAAGAGATTAAAATTGCTGGAAGTATTTCATTTGGAGGAAAGCGCCTTAATGTATATGGGGATCTGGACGCTCCATTATTTAAGGCAAAAGATATTAGTCATGCTATCGGCTACAGCAGCGGCAATGAGTGGAGAATGCTCGAAATGTGCGAAGAGGACGAAAAGCTGAAACTACCTTTAGTAGTAGCAGGCCAGAGACGTTCCGTCAACTTTGTGACCGAGAACGGTCTATACAATATCCTTGCTCAGAGCCGTATGGAGATTGCAAGATCCTGGAGACGTGTGGTTCATGATGAGCTTATCAACATGCGAAAAGAAAAGGGTAGAAACATCGCTGAGCAGTTTGAAGAGTGGGATCACGCTATGGATAACATTTACTTCGATGAGGAAACCGGTCAGCTTATGCAGTCGGTCACAGTTCCTGGTGGAGATGTGATCCAGATTCCTTATGAGAAGGAAGAAGAGTAATTAAAACCGTGGGCTATGCTTAACACAGGAGCATAATAATCCAGATTGGTGGGGATCTGGATATTCTGAAAGGAGAATAAAAATGATTAAATTAGAGCATGTGGTTCTGGCAAGTCCGGAACAAATGAAATTTATTATTGAAGGCATGAGAAACCCGATGAACAGCTGGGGGAAGAGTGATAGTGAATACGTAACCGCTGGATACGATATTGTGGGATTCGATCTTGGTGAAAACGATCACTCACTCATGCAGCGATTATCCAAAGCTGGTACAGATCATAGAAAATTTATGAGAATGTTGCCCGTGTATGTGCGAATTACAGCACCTTTGTATTGGTGGAAAGAGTTTGACACATACAAGGTGGGAACGGTTGCTAACAGCTGTAGTACCATGCATAAGATTGCAGCTAAGGAGTTTACGCTGGACGATTTCAGTTGTGAGCACCTCAACCGTATCGGGACCAGCTCTTTATGGGATATCATCGATGTTTTGAATGAGGCCAGAAGTTTATATTTGAAAGGTGGAGATTATAAAGGCGAGCATTATGACCCAAAGGATAAACAAGTATGGTGGCAGATGATCCAGCTCCTTCCGAGTAGCTATAACCAGGCACGTAATGTCATGATGAATTATGAAGTTCTGGCTAACATCTATAAATCGCGTAAAGATCACAAGCTGGATGAGTGGCGGAGCTTCTGCAAATGGGTCGAAGAACTTCCGTATTCTGAGTTAATCATTGAAACAGCTGTCTCTCTTGAAGTTAGACGTATGTTTGGTGAACCATTCCCATGGACCAAAGAGGCAGGCAAAAGAATGGGAGCAAATTCGTGTAGTATGAAAGACGTAGAAGAAGCTATAAAACGTTTCGATCCTAATGATGGGGTTAAATCTCATATGACAATGATTAAGGAGGATTGATAATTTATGGATGAACAATTAAAAAATGCGATATTGCATAAAGCAAAGAAATTAGGGTGTAATATTGACGGAGATTTCATTCGTTATAATAGAAGATTATATTGGGTCAATATCCGTCTGGAAAAAGTAGTAGAGCAAAAAGAATACAAGTGAGGATTAAATTTATGCATTTTACAGTTATTCAGATTATCATCATGTTTCTTATCGGCTATGTATGCCTGTACTCATTGATTGACAGGGTTATGAAGTGCATCGAACACTGCGCTACAGCCAGAGCATACGGACGGCTCAGAGAAGCCGGAGTCAAGACAAAAATGGACGATGTAGCAGCTGGTATCGCAAAATCAAAAGAGGAGAATAGCAATGTTTAGGAGAGACCTGATTAAGAATAAGATTTACGGAATCATATTTATCGTACTTGGAGCGTTGACAATCCCGATCGAGTGGGATGCAACGTTCTTTTTATTTGCCTTGATGGTAGGCATTTTGCTCTTTGCATCGAGAGAAAATTGCATTATGGATTAAGGAGGCGGCGGTATGGGCCGGGCTGAAAGGAGAAGAGCACAGAAGTGCGAGCAGAAAGCTAAAACCGCTACATACAATCTGACGAAAGCTCAGTTAGACGCCCTGGTTCGAGAAAAGATATCTGGTGAGCTGGATAGAGTTAAGCAGGAGGCTACGAATGATGCTATCAATCAGGCGATGATTCTTCTGCTTACTCTGCCGCTTGAAGTGCTTATGGATCACTATTGGCCGAAGTCATATGCAAAGCGGATTCCAGAGTTTACAGAACATGTTCTCGAATATTATGAGAAGTGGCAGAACGATGAGCTGGATATGGACAAGCTCAAAGAAGATCTTTGGGTGTACGGCGGTGTGCGATTAGAAGAAGTGGAGGACAAGTAAATGGGATATTTAATTTTAGGAATTATCGTTCTGGCAGCTATTCTTATTTTCGGCGGATATGTAGTTCTGTCTGTTATGAATGCTGCAATGTGGATGGACGATTCTATGAGATGGGGAGGTAGAGATGACAGCTAAGGATGACAGAAAAAATGCAGAGGGTTATAACGATCCGACAGCTTACAATGCGATTAAGAATGTGGAGCAGGAACAGGACAAAGATGATGTGAGGTTTCATCAGTTACTGAACACCCTGTTTTCACTTTGTGAATTGGCGGATTTCCATATCGAGGGACGAGTTGTGCTGAAGGATAAAAGAACAGGAAAGATTTGGAGGTAGGCGAGATGAAAATCTGTAAGGTAAGACCCGATTACTCGACCTGTTCTGCTTGTGTAGCTACTCAGGAAATGTTCAACGTGGTTGACGATTGCAGTAAATGTAAATTGAATACTGATACTTATGAATTATTACAGATCGGAACTGGATTTTGGAGCGGTGACTATGCAATGGTTCAAAAGGACGGCAAAATTACCAAAGTATCATTAAACCGCGTTTATGACGTAAAGGAGAGTTTATGATGACTATGAAAGAATTACAGAAAGCGTGTGAAACTTTGGCAGAGGCATGGAACAAAGCTTTGGAGCCGATGGAGAAATTTGCTGAAGCTTTGAGTGATGCCTTCAGACGAATGTATGCTTCTGAGGAAGAGAATCGCAAAATTCACACCGACCGGAAGCATAAATCTGTAAAGCGTGTGCCGGATTCCAAGATGTCTACGTACAATTACAAGCCTGCTGTGAAGCGCAATTTGCCCTACCAGAGACGAAATTTCTGACCGATTTCAGCTAATCTAGGTTAAAAATCTTTGTAGTAGCAGGTCATTTTTCTGCCCACTTTTGGGTTTTAGGATTTGACCAAAGCCCGAATATTTTTGACCAGAACTGAAAAATTGGAGTCGATTTGGAGAAAATTTATGAATTTTGGTCAAATTTCTGGCCATTTGCCCGGTTTTGCCCACTTTCAAAAACCCGGATTTGACCAGTAAAAACCCAGTATTTATGCGGGTTTGCGGGTTTTCTGCCCACTTTCCCACTTTTAATACCAAACTATTATGATAGAAAGTTTAAAAATATATAGTAATAGGCGAATAAAAGCGGGTTTTTGACCAGAAGCAAGAAAGAGGTGATTTTATGACCAATGACAAGAAATCGGTGGAGGATTGGCTGTGCGAACATTTCCCGTATCACTTGCGAGCGGATAAAGATATTCCGAAGGGTGTATATGTGGCGATGAAGAGTGAGATGCTCATGCCACAAGGATGGCTATGGGTTGATAATCCACCATACAGATCTTTTGAAGACGTGATGCTTGGATATACCATTCCTAGAGATTTTTATTCAGGTGTCGGAGCTCCGTATTTAGGTTATCCATTTGGTGGATGGTATCAGATAGGAGGTTTGCCGTGAATATAAAGCGTAAAGTGACATGGAAAGATATTTTCAACAATTTCAAATTGGTGTATCCGCGGTTATCAAAAGAAGCCCAGGATTATTGTCCGTACAACTACATGAGCATTGTCGTATATTTAGCAGACGGAACCAAGGTGGTTTATGATGATATGGCAAAGCGTGCTAAGATGCTTGCGGCCTAGGATCTGGCTACAGAATCCGCTTTCCATTTTGTGTGCTTCATGCTATACTATAAGAGCCACACAATCTAATAATGAAATCGCGTTCGAGGGAATAACTTTGGTAAAAAGTGTATTCTCTTTTACTCGTACCCTTGAACGGCGAAGAGGATTGTGTGGCAACAATAAGAGATGCGCTTTTTCGGTGCGTCTCTCAAATTGGGGCGCACTTTTTATTTGCCCTAAATTTCTACTTGAGTATGGAAAGGGTGATTGTATGGGAACGAAATCGAATAAGAATATTTCGGGTGTCATAGGAGCAATCGGAGCTGTTGGTGGTTTGATTACTGCGGTTACACCTTTGGTCGAAAAAGCAATAGACAATGCGCAGAATAAACCTACTGAAAAAATAGATACGAAAGTTATCATTCCAGAATTATATCGTAAGGGATTTCCGATAGATCTGGAACAGGCTGAAGAATTATTAACCGAACGTGGCTTGAAAGTTTCAAAGAGTAAGCTTCGCATGAAAGAAGCAGATCCAAAGTATAGAGATTACGAGGATACCCAAGTCATAGACTCAAACCCTAAGCAGGGCGCTAAGGTGAAAGTTGGCACAACTGTTTGTCTGAGATACATAACGGCTGAAGTTATCGAGGAGAGCCAAAAGATATTTGATGACGATGTTCGTATTAAACAGGAGGCTAAAGAACAGAAGGCCGCTGAGAAGCAGGAGAAGAAAGAACGTTTGAAAGAAAGTGTTTCTGAAACTATGGATTCTGCTAAGAGTGGTTTGGGAAAGATATTTAAGAAAGATCGAAAAGCTATAGAAGCTGAGAAAGGAGAAACGATAGATGAGTAAAGGTGGAAAGAAAAAGCGTAGCACGGCTGGGTTAATCCTTGATGTGATTCTTACATTGTGTACCGGTGGCTTATGGTTGATTTGGATACTGATCCGGTATTTGAGAAATAACAGCTGACAATTACATATTTGGACAGAGATGCTTGATCGTGTCTCTGTCTTTTTTTTATGCTCTTTTTTGCGCGCGAAAAAAACATGCCCTTTTATGAAGAGAGAGGATAAATAGGCATTTTTATTAAATACCACATCCTCTTTTGAGTTTTTAGAAAATTGAAAGGAGGCTCCATTATGTTAGAAAATAAGTTCCAGGCAAATTTGATTAAGGAACTGAAAGAAAGATTTCCGGGTTGTATCGTGATGAAAAATGACCCGACCTACATTCAGGGAATTCCAGATTTGCTGGTTCTTCACAAAGACAAATGGGCTTCCTTAGAATGTAAAAAAAGCGCTGGCGCAAAGAAGCAGCCGAATCAAGAATATTATGTGGATCGTATGAATCAGATGTCGTTTTCAAGATTTATATGTCCAGAGAATAAAGAGGAGATACTGGATGAACTTCAACAATCATTCGAACCTTGAAGGACAACACGCCTTTCTTGGTGCCAGTAAATATCATTGGATAAATTATGGTGAGGATAAAGTTGCAGAAGCATATCGAAATTTCCTTGCCACACAAAAGGGAACTGTATTACATGCATTTGCAGCACAGTGCATCATGCTTAACCAGAAATTGCCAAAGTCAAAGCAGACACTGAATATGTATGTGAACGATGCCATCGGATTTAAGATGACACCGGAACAGATCCTTTACTATTCCGATAATTGTTTTGGCACAGCCGATGCGATTTTGTTTCGGAATAATTTTTTAAGAATTCACGATTTGAAGACCGGAAAGATTCCGGCACACATGGAGCAGCTTGAAATATATGCGGCTCTTTTTTGTTTGGAATATAAAGTGAAGCCTGGGGATATTGAAATGGAATTAAGAATCTATCAGAATAATGAAATTCTATATCACAACCCGACGGCTGAAGATATTGTTCCAATCATGGACAGAATTATTACTTTTGATAAGGTGATAAAGAAAATCAGAGAACAGGAGGGGTAAGCTATGAATTCCATTGTGGAAGATATTTTAATGCATTATGGTATGCCACGGCGTTCTGGGCGTTACCCTTATGGTTCTGGAGAAAATCCGTATCAGCATAGTGGTGACTTTCTTAGTCGTGTTCAGGAATTGAAAAAATCCGGAATGAGCGAAACCGATATTGCTAAGAATATGGGTTTGACCACTACGCAGCTCCGTACTCAGATGAGCCTCGCAAAAGATGAGCGTCGTGCTCTTCAGGTAGCAACGGCAAAGGGTCTTCGTGAGAAAGGTTATAGTTTAAATGAAATTGCCGATAAGATGGGTTTTGCTAATGACTCGTCTGTCCGCTCTTTATTGAACGAAACTTCTGAAAACAGAATGAATCAGGCTAAGGCCACCGCAGATGTTCTGCGAAAACTCATTGAAGAAAAGGGAATGATCGATGTCGGAACTGGCGTTGAAAGAGAACTTGGCGTATCAAAAGAAAAACTTAACCAGGCTCTTTATATGTTGGAACTGGAAGGTTATCCGATTTATGGTGGCGGTGTTCCACAGGTTACCAATCCCGGAAAGCAGACCAATATAAAGGTCATTTGTCCACCAGGTACCGAGCATAAAGATATTTATGACTTTGAGAATGTTCATTCTGTAAGAGACTACATTTCCTATGACAATGGAGAGTCCTTCAGAAAATCTTTTGAGTACCCAGCCAGTATGGATTCAAAGCGCCTGCAGATCCGCTATGCTGATCAGGGTGGTGTCGATAAGGATGGTGTAATCGAACTTCGTAGAGGTGTGAAAGACCTGTCTTTAGGTGATTCTCACTATGCACAGGTTCGTATTATGGTAGACGGAACTCACTACCTTAAAGGTATGGCTGTTTATTCTGATACTATGCCGGATGGCGTTGATGTGATTTTCAACACTAACAAAAAGTCTGGTACGCCGACCAAAGATGTTCTTAAGAAAATTAAGGATGACCCGGATAATCCGTTTGGTTCCTTGATTAAGGAGCATGGCGGCCAGAGCTATTATGACGATCCAAAGGGTAAGTATACAGATCCTGTAACAGGAAAGAAACAGTCTCTTTCTCTGATCAATAAGAGAGCAGAAGAGGGCGATTGGGGTGAATGGAGTAAGACACTTCCGTCACAGTTCCTTTCTAAACAGAGTTTGACACTTATCAAAAAACAGCTGGGTTTGGCAAAAGCTGATAAGCAGGCAGAATATGATGAAATCTGTTCACTGACAAATCCCACAGTAAAGAAGGCTTTATTAAAATCGTTTGCTGATGATTGCGATGCAGCCGCCGTACATTTACAGGCAGCGGCGTTACCTCGTCAGAAGTATCAGGTAATTCTTCCATTAACGACAATCAAAGACAATGAGGTCTATGCCCCAAACTACAAAGATGGAGAAACGGTTGCCTTGATCCGATACCCGCATGGCGGAACTTTTGAGATTCCTATTCTGAAAGTCAACAATAAACTGGCTGAAGGAAAAAGTGTTCTCGGAAACACGCCGGCAGATGCAATCGGTATCAATAAGAAGAATGCAGACCGTTTATCTGGAGCGGACTTTGATGGTGATACCGTAATGGTAATTCCTTGTAACTCCACGAAGAGTAAAGTAAAGATTACTTCCACTTCTCCATTGAAAGGTTTGGAAGGTTTCGATACCAAGGATGCTTATGGTGGAACCGTTAAGAAGGATGCCGATGGTGTAGATCATTATTATCGTAATGGTAAAGAGTATAAGATTATGAGAAATACTCAGACAGAAATGGGTAAAGTATCGAATCTGATTACTGATATGACTTTGAAGGGAGCCACACAGGATGAATTAGCGAGAGCGGTCCGTCACAGTATGGTTGTAATCGATGCCGAGAAACACAAACTGGATTATAAGCAGAGTGAAATCGATAACGGTATCGCTTCTCTTAAGAAGAAGTATCAGGGAAATGTAGATTCAGAAGGTCGTTACCATGAAGGCGCATCTACTCTTATTTCAAGAGCAAAATCTGAGACACAGGTTCTTAAGAGAAAAGGTTCTCCGACAATCAATGAGGATGGTTCTCTGTCGTACAAGTCTGTTAAGGAAGAATACGTCGATAAGAATGGAAAAATTCAGGTGAGAACTCAGAAGAGTACGAAGATGGCTGAAACAAAAGACGCCCGTACACTTTCTTCAGGCACCCCCCAGGAAGAAGCTTATGCCGATTATGCAAATTCTATGAAGTCTTTAGCTAACCAAGCTCGTAGAGAGATGATGAGTACCGGTAAAATTGCTTATTCTGCGTCTGCTAAGGCGACTTATTTTGAAGAAGTAAAGTCTTTAAATTCTAAGCTGGATTTGGCTTTGGCGAATGCTCCTAGAGAGAGACAGGCTCAGACAATGGCGAATGCTACTGTTGCAGCTAAGAGAAAAGACAATCCGGATATGACAAAAGCCGAAGTTAAGAAGGCAAGTCAGCAGGCTCTGGCACAGGCAAGGAGTTCTGTTGGGGCTAAGAGATCTAACATTGAAATTACGGATAAAGAATGGGAAGCCATTCAGGCCGGAGCAATTTCTGAGAACAAGCTTACACAAATTCTGAATAACACGAATACCGATACTATTCGTCAGAGAGCGACTCCTCGTGCAAGCACTGCTCTGAGCACAGCTAAACAGAATCGTATCGCTGCACTTAGCGCATCTGGCTACAGCACTTCAGAGATTGCGGAAGCTCTTGGGGTTTCTTCTTCGACAGTTTCTAAGTATTTGAATGGAAAGGAGTGAACTAAGTAAGATGAGATTTGCGCTTACAACTTTTGATAATCCTTATGATCCGTTTGAACAGTTCACTCAATGGTTCATGTTCGATGAAGAAAAAGGTTATCACACAACTGCTTACCTTGGTCGAATCGCTCGAACATCGGATCAGTTGTCGGATGAAGAGAACAACAAGGAAGTAGAGCGAGCTATTGATGAGATAATCCGTTATGATTTCCAGAACATCTATCGAAAGGTTACAAGTAAATCAGAAACAAATGAACATAAAGAAAAAGCTTCCTAAAAGTGATTTCGTCGGCATATCAAAAGCCGAAACCGCTAGTACATGACTAAAAGGGGTATAGGGGGGTGTCTAAAAAACATACCCCCACCCATATCGCGGCGGTCTTTAAAATTTCCCCGGAGGGCATTTTTAGGGAGCCTTTTCAGCTGCTCCAGTGTTTACAAGGGTCTATAACTCATGATATTTGACAACGGTTTCTGTGGGATCGGCTCAAAGTTAGTTCTCCTTTCGTTGAGTAGCATTGTCATGATTTGTAGGTCCTTTTAAATACTGGAAAGGTATGTGAAAACCATCACAAAAGTAACGAACAACTAAATGGAAGGAGGCATCAACTTTGAGGAAAGCAAAGCAATCCGAGTCTTCTAGGATGATGCGTCCAGCATTAACGCCAGAAGCGAGAGAGAATCAGCTTGTTTCATTGGCGGTTGACTTGGCTGAAAAGCAGTTACGAGAGGGAACAGCTTCGTCTCAGGTGATTACTCACTATTTGAAGCTCGGTTCGACGAAAGAAAGAATCGAAAAAGAGATTTTGGAAAAACAGAAGGAACTGATAGAGGCGAAGACTCAGAATCTGAAATCCATTGAAAATTCTGAAAAGCTGTATGCGGATGCATTAAAAGCATTTCGTGGTTATAGCGGTCATGGAGATGAGGTAGATGATGCTTAGATGCTATTCAAAACTCTTGCAGCTTCCAACCTTTAAGGAACGATACGAATATCTTCGTTTGGACGGAGTGGTTGGTGAAGAGACATTCGGATTTGATAGGTATCTTAATCAGATATTTTACAATTCTCAAGAATGGAAGGACATTCGGAGAAAAATTATTATTCGTGACAATGGATGTGATCTTGGACTGGATGGTTACGAGATTCGTGGAAAGATTCTTATTCATCATATGAACCCAATAAGGCAGCAGGATATACTATTGCGGACTGATTTGGTTCTGAATCCAGAGTATCTGATCGCGACAACCCTGTCGACCCACAATGCTATACATTATGGAGATGAGAAATTACTTTTAACAGTTCCAAATGAACGACGAAAAAATGATACATGCCCATGGAGGCATTAGGAGGAAAAATTATGGAAAGAAACAAGAAGCCACTTATGGGTGTGGTGGTAAATTGTATGAATCTGAACATTCGCAAAGATCCGACGCAGGCATCCAGATCATTAGGAATCATCGGCTCGGATACAGTTCTAACGGTTTGTGATGATGAGTCTGTTTCTGGTTTTTATAAAGTTAAGACTGGGGACGGTATCATCGGGTATTGCATGAGCGAGTTTATAAAACTCTGTTAGATGGAGGTGCGATCATGAATATTACAGATAGTGTACTGACGTCAATTAAGAAATTACTCGGAATCGCAGAGGAGTATGAACATTTCGATGCGGATTTGATCATGCACATCAATTCTGTGTTCTCGATTCTTACACAGCTTGGTGTCGGCCCATCCAAAGGTTTCATGATCGAAGATAAGAATGCAACATGGAAAGATTTCATTTCCGATGAATCCAAATACATGCTTGTCAAATCTTATATGCATTTGAAGGTCAAACTTCTTTTCGATCCGCCGCTTAGTTCGGCTGTGCTGGAGTGTTATAAAACACAAATCAGCGAGTACGAATGGCGTTTAAATGTTGCTGCGGAAAACGATGACACCGATCCAGATGAGCCTGGGCATTATTCCGGATCATATGAAGTTACACCAAAGGCGCATCAGACTCAAACTTTGGATACGTCTGGAAAGGTGCTTAGTGAAGACCTTGTGATTCATGAAGTTCCGTACTATCAGACATCCAATGCCAGTGGAGGTGTTACCAGTTACATCGCAAAGGAGGGAGATTCAAAATGAATAACGCCTATTTAGCACACCATGGAATTCTTGGAATGAAATGGGGAGTTCGAAGATCGGAGGCACAGCTTGCCCGAGCCAGGGGACACTCTTCCAAATCCTCAGACGATAAGAATGAGGTAGCAGCACGTAAGGTTGCTGTTAAGAATCGGCGAACAATGTCCGATTCCGATCTGAAGAAAAGAATTGAGAGACTTAAATTAGAACGCGAGTTTAAGAATCTTACAGAAGACGACATCGCACCTGGCAGAAAGTATGTGTCAGAAATTCTTTCTGCATCTGGGAAGAAAGCGTTGACTATGGCTGCGGCCGGAGCAATGACTTATGCTGTCAAGACGGCAATGACAAAGGAATTCAATCTTAAAGAGGCTGCACAGTACATCGCCGCAAACCCAAATAAGAAGAAGTAGGAGAAGAAAATAATGGCGTTATCGAACACTGCCGTCCCGAAATACTACGGCATGTTTCGTGATGCCGTAATTCGTGGCGAAATTCCGGTATGCCGAGAAATCGAGATGGAGATGAACCGAATCGATGATCTCATTGCGAATCCGGGAATTTATTACGACGATCAAGCAGTAGAGGGCTTTATCAGCTATTGCGAGAATGAGCTTACTTTAACTGACGGTTCGGATTTGAAACTGCTTGATACGTTTAAAGTTTGGGCCGAGCAGATTTTCGGCTGGTACTATTTTGTTGAGAGAAGTGTATACGAACCTTATGAGGATGGTCATGGCGGACATTACGTCACTAAGTCTATCCGAAAAAGGTTGGTTAATAAGCAATATCTCATAGTGGCCAGAGGTGCCGCAAAGTCAATGTATGGTTCATGCTTACAGAATTTCTTCTTAAATGTTGACGTCACAACGACGCATCAGATAACCACAGCTCCGACGATGAAGCAGGCAGAAGAGGTGTTGTCACCGATTCGAACCGCTATTACCAGATCAAGAGGACCTTTCTATAAGTTCCTCACAGAAGGATCATTGCAGAACACGACTGGATCAAAGGCGAATCGAATGAAATTGGCATCCACTAAAAACGGAATTGAAAACTTCCTTACTGGATCGCTTCTTGAAATTCGTCCAATGAGAATCGACAAACTTCAGGGACTTCAGCTTAAAGTGGCGACAGTTGACGAGTGGCTTTCTGGTGACATTCGAGAAGATGTAATCGGAGCAATCGAACAGGGCGCATCGAAGGTCAACGACTACCTTATCGTTGCGATCAGTTCAGAGGGTACTGTCCGTAACGGTGCCGGTGATACAATCAAAATGGAATTGATGGACATTCTAAAAGGTGATTATGTCAATCCACATGTATCGATCTGGTGGTATAAGCTGGATTCTATTGATGAGGTTGCCGATCCAGATAAATGGTTGAAAGCAAATCCGAACCTTGGAAAGACTGTTTCTTATGAAACATATCAGCTGGACGTTGAGAGAGCAGAAAAGGCTCCGGCAGCTCGAAACGATATTTTGGCTAAGCGCTTCGGACTTCCTATGGAGGGATACACATATTACTTTACATATGAAGAAACTCTCCCACATCGCCATCGAGATTATTGGCAGATGCCATGTTCTTTGGGAGCTGATCTATCACAAGGCGACGATTTCTGTGCATTCACATTTTTATTCCCATTGTCGAACGGATCGTTCGGCGTCAAAACCAGAAACTACATTTCCTCATCAACTCTGATGAAACTCCCAGCAGCAATGAGAATTAAATACGATCAGTTTATGAAAGAGGGAAGCCTTATTGTGTTGGAAGGGACGGTTCTTGACATGATGGAAGTATATGAGGATTTGGATAACCACATTATTGAATGCGGTTACGATGTACGATGCTTTGGTTATGACCCATACAATGCAAAGGAATTTGTTGAACGTTGGGCGAGTGAAAACGGACCATTCGGAATAGAAAAAGTTATCCAGGGTGCCAAGACAGAATCTGTCCCACTTGGCGAATTGAAGAAACTTTCAGAAGAGCGAATGCTCCTGTTTGATGAGGATTTGATGACATTTGCTATGGGAAACTGTATTACTCTGGAAGATACTAACGGGAACCGTAAATTGTTGAAAAAGCGGTATGAGCAAAAAATTGATGCCGTTGCAGCAATGATGGATGCGTATATCGCTTACAAGGCAAATAGGGAAGCATTCGAATAAAAAGAGAGGAGAGTAATGGATAAATACTTAGCGCATCACGGTGTTCTTGGCATGAAATGGGGAGTGCGACGGTACGAGAATTATAATGGAACCCTTACTGCCGCATGAAAGAAGCGGTACGGTTCAGATGTTGAGAGTGCAGTTCAAAAACAGAAAGCAGCAAAGAATACAGTTCAGAAAGCTTCCAAAAGGTATGCTAAAACATATTCTGCAAAGGATGCCGCTGAACTTCAAAAAGCCAATGCTAAATTGAGTTGGGCAAATAGGCAAGTGAAAAATGAAAAAATTAAAGAGAAGCTTAACTCGGAAACATCCAAAAGTAAACACCGGCAGAAACTGGAAGATGAATATGTTAAGAAAGGACTGACACAAGAGGAAGCCGCCATTGCCGCTTATAAGCGAGACCGAACCGAGAAGGCTGTCACCGCTGTGGCCGGTCTTACGATAGCAGCAGCGACGGCTTACGTTGCCTACAAACATTACGATAAAAATGTTGATAAGGTTATTAAGGCTGGAAAAGAATTACAAAACATTTCAAACAACAGCAATCGAGGTGTGTCCGATGCTTTTTACTTTAGTATGACAGGTATGGATAATGCTAAGTATAGGGGTCTATATGGTGATACATTGTCCGCTAGAGGAAAAGTGTATGAGACTAAAATCGGAGTGAATAAAAGCATTAAGGTTGCTTCTGAAAAATCAGCAGTGAATGCTCTTTCTGAATTAGTTAAAGAGGATAAGAGCTATGCCAAAAATTTAGAAACACACTTATTAAATTCACAGAACCGGTACGGCTTGAAAAAGCAGAACGACACTATTGCTAAAGGGCTGGACTCTCTCCAAAAAGGGAAGATAGATGATAAAGTTTATAAGGCTTTAAATCTTTCATTAGTTGATCATAATTTGCCGACATCGTCAGAGGTCAACAAGGGATTTTATGAAAAATTGAAGTCTAAAGGATATGGTGCTATACTTGATGTAAATGATAAAGAACTCAGCGGTTTTAGATCAAGCAAACCTATGATCGGTTTTGATGTGGGTTCTAATGTAAGTGTGAATCGAGTGAAAGAACTTGGTGAAACGGAGATTAAGCGTAGTAAAAACATTGCTATGGCGGATCTTACAGTAAAAACATATGCGCCTGCTGGTGCTGGGTATTTGGCGTCCATGGGACTTGTACGTGCTGCTGGACAACAGAAGACGCAGCGTGACGAGAGAAAGATTATTCAGGAATATCGGAAAGAGCATTCGGACTCCAAATTATCAGACACTCAAATCCTGAACAATTACTATAAATATTAGGAGGGTAAAGCATGAAAAAGAAGACGTACCGTATGCTTAAAAGAATTCCTTTCGGAAAACTGGCATTATTCGTTACCGGAAATACAGAAATAAAAATCTGTAGCCAGATGATGGCTGACGGGTTATACGAGCCGATTCGGAAATACGCGAAATTGCATCCGGACACGGTTATCACAGAGAAGTTGGCAAAAAAGATCCTTTCAAAAGGTTAAACAGTGTTCTTTAGAGACTGCGTTAGTGCGGTCTCTTTTTTTTTTGTGCCCATCTTTAGGAGGTGAGAATTCAAAATGGATTTATCATTAAGTTCCAGGTTTAAAAATGCCTGGAATGCTTTTCGTAATAGAGCCCCCACCATGACGCCTCAAGATATTGGTTCGGGTTATTCATATCGTCCGGATCGGTTTCGGCTTACCCGGGGAAACGAAAGATCGATAGTCACATCAGTATACAATAGAATCGCTTTAGACGTAGCCGCCATCAACATTCAGCATGTTCAGTTGGATGATGAGGGGCGGTTTTTAAATGTTATAAAAAGCGGTTTGAATGAATGTCTGTCGTTAGAAGCCAATCTTGATCAAACTGGCAGAGCGTTTATTCAGGATATTGTTATGTCCATGATGGACGAGGGATGTGTGGCGATTGTTCCTGTAGATACCGACGATGATCCAGATGACACAAAAGGATATCAGATTCTTTCGATGCGAGTTGGTCGAATTCGTGACTGGTATCCTCGTCACGTCCGTGTTGAAGTATACAACGAAAACACTGGGCGAAAACAAGAAATTGTTGTTCCGAAAGATACGGTTGCTATCGTGGAAAATCCACTGTATGCGGTAATTAACGAACCAAATTCAACAATGCAGAGGCTTATTCGAAAATTGAATTTGCTAGATGCTGTCGATGAACAGAGTAGCTCCGGCAAGTTGGATTTAATCATTCAGCTCCCTTATGTAATTAAATCAGAGGCAAGGCGTCAGCAGGCAGAGAAGCGGCGTAAAGATATCGAGCAGCAGTTGTCCGGTTCTAAGTATGGCATTGCTTATACTGATGGAACAGAGCGAATCACCCAGTTGAATCGTTCGTTGGAAAACAATCTAATGAAGCAGATTGAATACTTAACGAGTATGCTTTACAGCCAGTTAGGAATCACTCAGAGCATCTTAGATGGTACCGCAGACGAGAAGACTATGCTGAACTATTACAATCGGACAATCGAACCGATCATTTCGGCAATCGTTGATGAAATGAAGAGAAAATTCTTAACAAAGACTGCCAGGTCTCAGAACAAGTCAATTATGTTCTTTAGAGACCCGTTCAAGCTTGTGCCGGTAGCTGATCTTGCTGAAATTTCTGATAAGTTTACCAGAAATGAAATTGCTACATCAAATGAAATCAGACAGGTAATTGGTTGGAAGCCATCTGCTGATCCTAAGGCTGATGAATTGAGAAACAGTAATTTAAGCGAGCCTGGTGGCGGTTCCGTAACAGATGCTACGAGCGGTGATGGAACAGAATCCAGCGATACCAGTGATTACGATGCTCTGGTTAATGAAGTTCTTGACAGTATTTCTGCACAAATCGATGACATCATCGGCAATTATACGTCTGGCGATGATAAGGAGGGAGATGATTCTTAATGGATGAACCTAAAGTTGCGGTTCTTAGACATTATGCATCGCCCTATTACGATCCTGAAAAAGCGCATGAATACTATATGCGTACCAGAGAGTTAAAAGGCCGTTCTACCACATCGTTGAACGATGAGGGAAAGAAGATTTGGTCCTATACAAAAAATAATATCAAATCTGAAAAGGCTGCAAAGGTCAAAGAAGAGCAGGAGAAGCGAGATCAGAAGATTACGGAACTTCGTGAAAAAGCAGAAGCAACGAAGGAACAGATATCTTCTCGTTTGAAAGAACTGAATGAGGCCTTAACCCAGAATGCTTCCGATAGGAAGAAAAGCATCGATACTGATAAAGATTCTGATTTGGAAGAAATCGAAAAGGAATCATCTAGCGAGAAGGAACGAATCGATAATAAAAAGGATGCCGAAATCGAGCGCTTGATGGCAATAGAAATTCCATCAGGATTATCCAAGGCTGAGAGATCTAAGCGGGTTGCCGAAAGAACCGCAAAGATTGCAAAGCTTAGAAACGATGCAAAATCAGATAAAGCAAAAATCAGTAGCGATGCCAAAACGGACAAGGCCAGTGTTCGAACGGATGCGACAAACAAGAAAGCGAAAGTATCGTCCGATACCAAGGAAGAAAAAGCTGAGAACCAGGCCAATGCGAAAAGCGAAAGAGCAAAAGTTAGCTCCGAACTTAAAGCAGCAGTCAAATCTGTTAGAGAAGCTTATAAAGCGGCAAAAGCCGATCTCGATTCTTCATACGAACAAACGTATCAGGATGAATTCGATAAGATCCAGTCAGAGTACAAGAAAGTCAAGAAATCATCAAAGAAAAAGTCTTCCAGCTCATCAAAGAAGACATCGCATCCGTTATCGTACTATATCAGAAAATAGAGGAGGAAAATCAAAATGAAGTATGACTTTGGTGGCTGGGCCACTAGAAACGATCTTCCGTGTGCTGATGGAAGAGTCATTAAAAAAGACGCTTTCAAAGGGCAGAACGGGCAGATTGTCCCGTTAGTATGGATGCATAATCATGACGATCCAGCGAATGTGCTTGGATTAGCCCATCTCGAAAATAGAGATGAAGGAGTTTATGCGTTCTGTGAATTTAATGATACAGACTCAGGAAAGACTGCACGGGAACTTGTAAAACATGGCGACGTACAGTCTCTTTCTATCTTTGCCAATCAGCTTAAACAGGCTGGTCACGATGTTGTTCATGGCATTATTAGAGAGGTAAGTCTGGTGTTAGCCGGTGCCAATCCTGGAGCATTTATCGATGATGTGGTAATGCATGGGGACGGAGAAACAGGAATTATCCTTGGCTATGATGAAATGATTATGGGTCATCTGGAGCATTCCGATGACGAGGAGAAAAAAGACGATCCGCCGAAATCAGAAGATGAGAAAAATGGCGAAACAGTAGGAGACGTGTTAAAAACCCTCACCGATAAACAGTACACTGCTGTATGCGCTGTAGTAGGCCAGATCATCGAAGATGCAAAAAATGATGGCGAGGAAACCAAAAAAGATGAATCTAAAGGAGGAGATGACAATATGAAACACAACGTTTTTGACACTGACAAGCGCGATGATAAGAGCTTTCTGTCTCACGCAGACCAGGAGGAAATCCTTAAGCTGGCAAAGACAAGCCAGGTAGGAACATTCCAGACCGCGCTGGAGATCTATGCTAATGAGAATGCACTTCAGCATGATGCTCTTGCAAGCGGATTTGCTCAGACAGGAGATGGCAATGTAACGCTTCTGTTCCCGGAATACAAGGATGTGCGTCCTGGTGCACCGGAGCTGATTACTAACGACCAGGGCTGGATCACAACTGTAATGAACAAAGTTCATAAGAGCCCGATTTCCAGAATCAGAACCAGCCAGGTAGATATCCGTAACATCGATGCGCTTAAGGCTAAAGGCTATACTAAGGGAAAACAGAAGAAGCAGACTGGCAATTTCAAGCTGGTTCGTAGAACTACTGACCCTCAGACTGTGTACGTAAAGAGTGCGCTGCATAGAGATGATATCATCGACATCACCGATTTCGACTATGTGGCATACCTGTACAACATCGACCGCCTGATGCTCAATGAAGAGCTTGCAACTGCTATTATGCTGGGCGACGGCAGGGATGATGGAGATGAAGGTAAAATCTCTCCGGATCACATCAGACCGATTTGGCTGGATGATGATCTGTACACCATTCACGTCGATCTTGATATTGCAGCTGCTAAGAAAGAGCTTCAGGGAACCAATACTGCGGCTAACTTCGGTGAGAACTACATCATCGCAGAGGCCATGATCAATACCGTTCTGTATGCAAGAGAGGATTATAAGGGCACCGGCACCCCGGATCTGTTCATTACTCCTCATATGCTGAATCAGATGCTCCTGGCAAGAGACATCAACGGAAGACGTATTTACTCTTCCAAGGCTGAACTTGCTACCGCACTGAACGTTGGCAGCATCAATACTGCTGAGCAGTTTGAGGGTAAGACCAGAACCACTTCCAACAGCAAAAAGAAGAAGCTGGTTGCCATCATCGCAAATCTGGCTGACTATTCCCTCGGTGCAACCAAGGGTGGCGAGGTTACTCACTTCACTCAGTTCGATATCGACTTCAATCAGGAGAAATCCCTGCTTGAAACCAGATGCTCCGGTGCTCTTACTCGTGTGTACTCTGCGATCGCAATCGAGGAGGATGTAACGACTGCATCTTCTGATTCCGAGGATCATGCAGCCTAAGTCTTAGAGGAGAAAATTCAAAATGAGTAAATTTTACGGAGCAATCGGCTATGCCGCAACGGAGGAAATTCGACCTGGTGTCTGGGGAGAGAAGATTACAGTTCGTGACTACTACGGAGACGTTATTCGGAATACTCGACAGTATCAGAGTTCTGATAATCTTAACGACAATCTCAATGTGTCGAATGAGTTTAGCATCGTGGCCGATCCGTTTGCTTATGCGAATTTTCATTCGATGAGATTTATTGAGTATATGGGGGCTAAATGGAAAATTTCAAATGTTGAAGTTCAGTATCCCCGTTTAATATTGACCGTTGGAGGTGTTTATAATGAGCAGACGACTGAAACTGCATAATGCTTTATGCGACATCCTCTCGTGTCCAAACAAAGGACCAGAGTGTCGTGCTTATTTTCAACCACCGTCATCGGTAAAAATGAAATACCCCGCCATCGTTTATGCTCTCGACGATATCGAGAATACGTTTGCGAATGACGGGGTTTATTTGTCTGCGAGAAAGTATTCGGTAACAGTCATAGACAGCGATCCGGATAGTTCTCTCGTTGGCAAAGTATCATCTATGCCGACAAGTCGATTCAATCGGCATTATACGAAAGACAACTTAAATCATGATGTCTTTGAAATATTCTTTTAAGGAGGACAAATTCTATGAAAAAGAAACTCGTTTGGGACAAGACTGGCGAGCGCCTGTATGAGACCGGTGTCAGCCAGGGCGTCCTTTACCCGATTCAGACCGGCGGTGTATATAACTCTGGTACCGCATGGAACGGTCTTAGTACCGTAACAGAGAGCCCGTCTGGAGCAGAACCTACTGCAATTTATGCAGACAACATCAAGTATCTGAACCTTATGTCCGCAGAGGAATTTGGCGGCACGATCGAAGCTTATATGGCACCGGATGAATTCGCAGAGTGCGACGGCTCCAAAGAGATCGCTCCTGGAGTGTTTGCAGGACAGCAGAATCGTAAGATGTTCGGCTTATCTTACAAGACACTTCTCGGTAACGATGTTAATTCCAACGATTACGGCTATAAGCTTCATCTTGTTTATGGTTGCTTAGCTTCCCCTTCCGAGAAGGGTTATTCCACTGTAAATGACAGTCCTGAGGCTATTACCTTATCCTGGGAGTTCAGCACCACACCGGTTGAAATTGCAACCTTAATCGATGGAAAGAAGTTGAAGCCTACTTCTATTCTCACCTTCGATTCCACCAAGGTCGATACTAAGAAACTGGCTGCTCTTGAAGAGATCCTGTATGGTAAAGATCCTTCTTCTGCTGAAGCAGATGACGGCGTTGAACCGAGACTTCCGCTTCCTGATGAAGTCATTAAGATTATGACCGCAGAAGGCTAATCAGAAATAATACACAAACCACAGATGGAGTCGTATTCAGGAAAGCTGGCGACTCCTTTTTATTTGAAAGGAGAACAAAATTATGTATGCAGTAACAAAGACTTATAAAGATTTCAACGGTGTTGAGCGCACCGAAACAAAGCTTTTTAACCTTACTGAAACAGAGGTTATGGAGATGGAACTGGGCACAGCTGGTGGAGTTGCCGAGATGCTTCAGCGCATCGTAGATGCAAAAGATCAGCCGACCATTATCAAGTTCTTTAAGGAATTTATCTTAAAGGCATACGGAGAGAAGAGTGCCGATGGTACATATTTCGAGAAGTCTGAAGAGATTTCCAGAAAGTTTGCCTGCACTCAGTTCTACAATCTTCTGTTTATGGAACTGGCTACAGATGACAGCAAAGCGGCTGAATTCGTAAACCATGTAATTCCGAAAGTTGTAGATATTAAGAAGCATTCGGAAAATCCAGCGGTTGCTCCTGTAGCTGTTTCTATGAACTAAAGAGGTGAGATCGAATGCTTGAACTTACGATACCAAAAACTGATCTATGGGATGAGCTGAATCAGCGATTTATCCCTGTAAAGGAACAGAAATTGCGTTTGGAGCATTCGCTCGTTTCACTTTCAAAATGGGAAAGTAAATGGTGCAAAGTCTTCCTATCTAAAGAGCAGAAGACCCATGAAGAAACCATTGACTATATACGCTGTATGACTCTCACGCAGAATGTTGATCCGCTGGTCTATCAATGTATCACCAATTCTCACATTGATGCGGTAAATGCCTATATTGAAGCACCAATGACAGCTTCGACTGTTAAGGAAGAAAAAGGTGGTCCAATAAATAGGCAGCAGATAACCAGTGAACTTATTTATTACTGGATGACTGCGTATCACATTCCATTTGAGTGTCAGAAATGGCATTTGAATCGTTTGTTAATGCTTATCCGGATTTGCAATGCGGAAAATAAGCCCCCGAAGAAGAGGAGCAAACGAGATTTATACAGACATCATGCGGAAGTAAATGCCGCAAACAGAAAGAAATTTAATTCGAAAGGATAGTGATAAAAATGGCGAAATCAAGACAGGCTGTTGTCAATCTTGTCAAATCCTGGGACGGAAAGAAAGAATCGAACGGCTCACACAAAAGCATTATCGATTTGTATAACGACTTCTTTGAGAAAATCTGCGCTGGAAAATTTCCTCGTGGCATTCGGATGCGTTATGACTGGGCTTGGTGTGCGTGCACCTGGTCTGCATTAGCGGCAGCTCTCCGATATGAGAGCATCATGCCTATGGAAATTTCCTGCTATTACCTCATCGAGGCAGCAAAGAAAATGGGATGTTGGCAGGAGAATGACGCATATGTTCCGAGTCCTGGAGATGCGATTTTGTATGACTGGCAGGATAACGGAATCAGCGACAACACAGGCAATCCGGATCATGTCGGTACCGTAATCGAGGTACATAAGGAATCCGGTTATATGGTTATCGAAGAGGGTAACCACAGTAATGCGGTCAAGAAGAGAACCCTGTCTATTAACGGAAAATTTATCCGCGGCTTTATCACACCAAAGTACGACGACAATACAGTTGCCGCTCCTGGATTAAGTAAGGGTAAAGACATCAAAACCATCGCTCATGAGGTTATCGTTGGGCTGTGGGGAAGCGGTGAGAATCGTAAGAAACTGCTTACTGAGTACGGATACAACTACTCGGAAGTTCAGAACATGGTTAATCAGATTCTAAATGGATCAGCGGTAACACCGTCCAACACCAAACAGGATCAGAACCAGTCCGTTTCAAAGAAAGTGGTGGCTACCTGTTCCGCCAAGCAGTTTAACAAGACATATGCCGGTGAATACAAAACAACGGCAGTTCTTTATTGCCGTAATGATGCCGGAACAAATAAGAAGGCTCTTTGTAAAATTCCGGCTGGCACTAAGGTTAAGTGCTATGGCTACTACACAATGGCAAACGGAGTTAAGTGGCTGTATATCCAGTTTGCACTCGATGGAGTTCAGTACACAGGATTCTCATCCAGTGCGTATTTAGCAAAGTAGGAGATTCATATGATCACGTTCAGACAAAAGGGTGATTTTTCTAAGCTGACTCGGTTCTTAGAGAGAGCAAAGGAATCGGTTCGTCTCGGTGACCTCGATAAGTATGGTCGAGAGGGCGTAGCCGCCCTTGCGTCTGCAACGCCAGTTGATACAGGACGGACGGCGAATTCGTGGCACTACAAGATCGAACAGAAGCAAGGTTCCGTATCGATCAGCTTTTACAACACAAATATTCAAAATGGAGTTCCTATTGCGGTTATTTTGCAGTATGGACACGCAACAAGAAACGGCGGCTGGGTACAGGGGCGAGATTACATCAATCCTGCTATCCAGCCTATTTTTGACAAAATTGCAGATGCGGCATGGAAGGAGGTTACTAAGCTATGAGTACAACTGTTGACGAACGTGTCGTCGAAATGCGGTTCGATAACAAGCAGTTTGAACAAAATATTCAGACCAGTTTATCGAGCATCGACAAGTTAAAGAGAAGCCTTAATCTCGAAGGCGCAGCAAAAGGCTTAGAAATCGTAAACGATGCCGCACAGAAATGCAATATGTCACCGCTCACAAATGCTGTCGAGACTGTTAGAGTACGGTTCTCTGCATTAGAAGTGATGGCAATTACGGCTTTGCAGAACATTACCAACTCTGCACTTGCCGCCGGAAAAAATCTTGTTTCTGCGTTCACGGTAGATCCGATTAAGTCCGGATTTGAGGAGTATGAGACCCAGATCAATGCTGTTCAGACAATCCTCGCGAATACCTCTTCAAAAGGAACAACTCTCGACCAGGTCAATAATGCGTTGGACGAGTTAAACCATTACGCAGATATGACCATCTACAATTTTACGGAGATGACTCGTAATATTGGTACATTCACTGCGGCTGGCGTTGATCTGGATACATCTGTAGCAGCTATCAAAGGTATTGCAAACCTTGCAGCTGTTTCTGGTTCCAATTCTCAGCAGGCGAGCACCGCTATGTATCAGCTTTCACAGGCACTGGCGGCAGGAACTGTAAAATTGCAGGACTGGAACTCTGTGGTAAACGCTGGTATGGGTGGTCAGGTATTCCAGGATGCGCTGAAGGAAACGGCTAAAGTTCATGGAATTGCCATTGATGAGATGATCAAAGATGAGGGCTCATTTAGAGAGACTCTGAGTAAAGGATGGCTTACATCTGACATCTTGACTGAAACTTTGGCAAAATTTACAGGTGACCTCAACGAAGACCAGCTTCGGACTATGGGGTATGCCGATGACCAGATCAAATCTATTATGGAGATGGGTAAAACGGCGAACGATGCAGCGACAAAAGTAAAGACTTTTACTCAGCTGTTCGACACGTTGAAAGAGGCTGCCCAGTCCGGATGGACACAAAGCTGGGAAATTATAGTCGGTGACTTTGAGGAGGCGAAGGAATTACTTACCGAAGTAAGTGATACGTTCAGTGCCGTAATCAATGCATCTGCCGACGCAAGAAATAAAATGCTTCAGGATTGGAAAGACCTCGGCGGTCGAACCATGATGATTGAAGCGGTAAAGAATGTTTTCGAAGGATTGGTTAGCGTTGCTAAGCCGGTTCGGGAGGCATTCAACGAAATCTTCCCGCCAATGACTGGAAAACAGTTAGCCGAAATCACAGAGCGTATCCGTGATCTGACAGCAAAATTCAAAATGGGGGAAGAAAGTTCAAAGAATCTGAAGAATACGTTTAAAGGCGTATTTGCAGTGCTTGATATCGTCGGACAAGCTTTCAAAGCTGTTGCCGGTGGTGTCGGCGAATTGATCGGTCTTTTCATACCGGCTGGAAACGGAGTGTTATCACTTACTGGAAGTTTCGGTGAGTATCTTGTTAAGCTTGATGAAACTGTAAAGAAGACAGACGTCTTTGGCAAAGCAGTTTCGACTGTCGTTGATATCGTAAAGACAGCTATTACGTTTGTTAAAACTGCCGGAGAAAAAGTAAAAGAATTTGGAAAAGCTGCCGGGGAGCAGTTCGATTTTCCTGGATTTGAATTATTCCACTCATTCCTTGAACGAGTACATGATCGCATGGCTCAGATTGGTGATGGTGCTGGAAAAATGAAGAGCGGAGTCATTGTTGCTTTTGAGATGATGGGGGAAGCACTGGAAAAATGTAAATTTCTCAAAGTCATGGAAGCATTGTGGACAGCTGTAAAGGTAATTGCTGGCGGTATTGCCGATGCAGTCGGGACTATGATGGGAACACTTGCCGAGAAACTCGGAAATGCAGATTTCAGCGGAGTTCTTGACATTCTTAACAGCATTGCTGTCGGTGGAATCGCTTTATCAGTTTCTAAATTCTTAAAGAGTGTAACAGAACCTCTTGATGGGTTGAATGATATTCTCGAAGGGGTAACTGGAATTCTTGACGGTGTCAGAGGCTGCTTTGAGGCATATCAGACAAATCTTAAAGCTGGAACGCTACTTAAAATTGGAGCAGCAATCGCTTTGCTTGCGGGTTCTATCGTTGCGATTTCTCTGATCGATAGTGATAAACTGTCAGCTTCTCTTGGAGCTATCACAGTGCTCTTTGCTAATCTGCTCGGAGCGATGGCGATTTTCAATAAAATCAGCAGTGATACTGGAAAAGTATCTAAAGCATGTACCGCAATGATTGCTATGTCAGTTGCAGTATCTATTCTGGCAGGAGCTTTGAAGAAAGTTTCAGACCTTGATTGGGGTGAACTTGCAAGAGGCTTGATTGGAATTGCTGGTCTTACGACTATTGTTGTTGCATCATCTAAAGCCATGGCAAGCGGTCAGAAGCAGGTTATGAAAGGCGCTACCAGCTTAATTATATTTGGAGCGGCTATCAAAATTCTGGCTTCAGCATGTAAGGACTTATCAAAATTACAGTGGGATGAACTCGGACGAGGTCTGACCGGAGTAGGAGTATTATTTGCTGAGATTGCTGTATTCCTTAGAGTTGCAAAATTCAACGGGAAAATGATTAGCACTGCGACTGGAATCGTTATTCTGGCAGCAGCAATGAAGGTTCTGGCGTCCGCTTGCAAAGACTTTGGTCAGATGGAGTGGAGCGAGATTGGAAAAGGATTAGCTGGAATCGGTGGATTACTTGCCGAACTTGCTGTCTTTACGAATTTGGCTGGAAATGCGAAACATGTGATGTCTACAGGTGTAGCTCTAATTGCTATTGGTGCAGCAATGAAAATCTTTGCTTCTGCTGTAAAAGATTTCAGTCAGTTACAGTGGGATGAAATTGGCAGAGGTTTAACAGCTATGGGCGGCGCACTTGCAGAAGTAGCTATTGCGGTTAATCTGATGCCGAAGAATATGATCGGTATTGGAACGGGGCTTGTCATCGTCGGTGGAGCACTGGAAATCATTGCAAACTGTATGAGTAAATTCGGAGGTATGCAGTGGGAAGAGATTGGTAGAGGTCTTACTGTCATGGGTGGGGCTTTAGCTGAGTTGGCTATCAGTCTCAATTTCATGAAAGGTACGCTTGGTGGATCAGCAGCATTATTGGTTGCGTCTGGAGCCTTAGCCGTTCTTGCACCGGTACTCAGTATATTGGGAGCATTATCGTGGGAAGCGATTGCAAAAGGACTTATTTCTATTGCAGGAGCATTCACGATTATTGGCGTAGCAGGCGCAGTTCTTACACCGTTGGTTCCGACCATTCTGGCGTTATCAGGAGCATTTGCGTTGATTGGAGTTGGAGTTCTTACAATCGGAGCAGGTTTACTTGCCGCCGGCACAGGACTTTCGGCACTTGCTATCGGATTCACAGCGCTGGCAACTGCTGGTGCCGCTGGAGCGACCGCAATCGTAGCAGCACTGACGGTTATCGTTACTGGTATCGCTGGCTTAATTCCGGCTGTTCTTACAAAAGTCGGAGAAGGAATTATCGCAATCTGCAAAGTTATTGCTGCCGGAGCACCAGCTATTGGCGAAGCTGTAAAGGCAGTTATCTTAACCATGATTGATGTATTTGTGTCCTGCGTACCTCAGCTGGCAGATGGAGCTTTACAATTAGTGGTTGGTGTATTAGCCGCTTTGGTCACTTATACGCCTCAAATCGTAGATTTAGCTTTCAAATTCCTTATTGGAATTTTAGAGGGTATTGCTAGTAATCTGCCATCACTGATTAAAGCTGGTGTCGATGTACTCGTAGCATTTTTCGCTGGTATCGTCGATGCACTGAGAGGAATCGATACTGGAGCTTTGCTAAAAGGAATTGCCGGAATCGGTATGTTATCAGCTATTATGCTTGCTCTTAGTGCAACAGCAGCACTTGTTCCGGGAGCAATGGTTGGAATTCTTGGAATGGGTGCAGTCGTCGCTGAGATGGCATTAGTGCTTGCGGCTGTCGGGCTCTTGTCGAAACTTCCCGGACTTTCTTGGCTTATTGGAGAAGGAGGAAAGCTTTTACAGGGTATCGGAACGGCGATCGGTCAGTTTGTTGGCGGAATCGTCGGCGGATTTATGAGCGGTGTGTCGAGTCAGTTCCCACAGATTGGAGCTGATTTATCTGCTTTTATGAATAATGTTCAGCCGTTCTTGCAGGGAGCGAGTCAGATTCAGCCATCTATGATGGACGGAGTAAAGGCATTAGCCGAGACCGTGCTTATTCTGACAGCGGCTGATATTTTACAGGGATTGACTTCTTGGCTTACCGGAGGTTCGTCTTTATCTAAGTTCGGAGAGGAACTTGTACCGTTTGGCGAGGCTATGCGAGATTTCTCGCTGGCTATCGGAAACATGGACGGAGAAATCGTGGCAAATGCGGCAACAGCTGGTAAAGCATTAGCTGAAATGGCAGCCACAATTCCAAATACTGGCGGGTTAGTGTCGTTCTTCGCAGGAGAAAATGACATGACTGCCTTTGGAAAGCAGCTTGTACCATTTGGTGAAGCTATGAAACAGTTCGGAGACGCAATTACCGGGCTCGATGCAAATGCGGTCACTGAGGCAGCAATCGCTGGTAAAGCTATGGCGGAGATGGCAACAACCATTCCAAATTCTGGTGGTGTTGTAGGATTCTTTGCTGGTGAAAACGATATGGGCGAGTTCGGAAAACAGCTTGTACCATTCGGCGAAGCTATGAAAGCCTTTGGTGATGCAGTCCGTGGACTGGAAGCAGATGCAATCGTCAATTCTGCAACGGCAGGTAAGGCATTAGTTGAGCTTGCTAATACAGTTCCAAATACTGGCGGCGTTGTAGCATTCTTTACTGGCGATAATGACGTTGACACTTTTGGTGAGAAACTTGTACCGTTCGGTGAGGCGATGAAAGCATATTCCGAAGCTATCATGGGTATGGATTCGGCAGCTATTACGAACTCGGCAACGGCTGGTAAAGCTCTCGTTGAGCTTGCTAACACCATTCCGAATACCGGAGGACTTGTAAGCTGGTTTACTGGCGACAACGATCTTGGCAGTTTCGGCGACAGTCTGGTTCAGTTCGGAAGTGGAATTAAGAGTTATTCAGATTCTATTTCTGGAATTGATACAGGCATCATGTCGAGTGTAATCACACAGGTGAACCGCCTTGTTGAGATGGCTAAGGGAATGGCTGAGCTGGATACGAGTGGTATGAGCGGTTTTAGTACGGCGCTTACACAGCTTGGAAACAATGGTATCGATGGCTTCATCAACGCGTTTACAGATGCAAGCGGAAGAGTGACATCCGCTGCGACCTCTATGCTGACGACATTCATCAATGCAGCTAATGCTCAGAAAGGCAATTTGACATCTACGTTTACGACCATGATGCAGGCTGTACTTACGACACTTACAAACTACCAGACCCAGTTCAATACGGCTGGTTCTACGTTGATGACAAAATTCATCAGCGGAATTAAATCTCAGGACGGAAATACCAAAACTGCAATCACCAACATTATTAGCGGTTGTGTCACTGCGATCAATAATAAGCAGACCCAGTTCAATACGGCTGGTGCGAACCTCATGATCAAACTTATCGCTGGAATTAAATTGAAAGATTACGAGACCAGAAATGCGTTTGTAAACATCTTAAGTTCGTGCCTTACAGCTATCGCAAACAAGTATCCGGAATTTCAAAATGCAGGAATGCAGTGCATGATTAAGTTCATCGCTGGCGTTAAGGAAAAAGCCGAAGAAGTAAAAACAGCTTTCACTGGCAATCTTAATGCTTCTGTAACGGCTATCCGGGATTGCCATGACCAGTTTAAACAGGCTGGTGCTTACTTGGTAGAGGGATTTGCTGATGGAATCAGTGAGAATACGTACCGCGCGGAAGCTAAAGCCAGAGCAATGGCAAGGGCTGCGGCAGAAGCAGCAGAAGACGAACTGGACGAGCATTCACCTTCCAGAGTCGGATATCACATCGGTGATTTCTTTGGATTGGGATTCGTCAATGCCATCGGAACTTATGCAGTGAAGGCATATAATGCCAGCGCTGATATGGCTGATTCGGCAAAAACAGGTCTCGGAAATGCAATCGCAAAAGTCAAGGATATGATCGACAACGGTGTTGATGGTCAGCCTACGATTCGACCGATTCTGGATCTGTCAGATGTTGAAGAGAAGAGTCATCGACTGAATACGCTGTTCAGCAGATCACAGGCGTTGACTGTCAGCACAGGAATTGCAGCATCTCGTGGACAGAATCTTCAAAATGAAGATACCAATCCGAATATAGGAAACTCTTATAACTTTACACAGAATAACTATTCGCCTAAGGCACTGTCGAGAACAGAGATTTATCGGCAGACGAAGAATCAGTTCTCGGCGATGGAAAGGATGGTGGAAACTTGATTCGAGCAGTCACGTTTACAAACTATCTTGGCGATAGTATCCGACTTGATTTGGCGAGACCGGAGGAATCCGGTTTCATCATCAAGTCTGTAACTGGCTTGGGACCGGGAAAAGCGAACATCAATACGACAGAAATCGCTACAAACGATGGAAGCCTGTTCAATTCCTCAAGGATGCCGAGTCGAAACATTGTTATTTCTCTTGCGTATATGTGGAAGGATTCCATTGAAGACATAAGACAGCTTTCATACAAGTATTTTCCTATTAAAAAGAAACTTACCATGCTTATCGAAACCGATAACAGGCAGGCAGAGATTGAAGGGTACGTTGAATCAAACGACCCAACAATCTTCAGTAAAGACGAGGGTTCGGATATCTCAATCGTGTGTCCGAATCCTTTCTTTTATTCTGCCGGAAAAGATGGAATCAACACAACTATCTTCTATGGCGTAGAGGCATTGTTTGAGTTTCCTTTCAGTAACGAATCGCTTCAAGACCCGTTGCTTGAAATGGGAGAAATCAAAAATGAAACAGAGCAGGTGGTTGTGTATAATGGCGACGCTGAAATCGGAGTGACTATTACGATTCATGCAATCGGTGAAGCCAGCAATATCACAATCTATAATACCGGTACTCGCGAAGTGATGCGGATCGATACCGATAAATTGGAGAAATTCACTGGCTCTGGAATTATAGCAGGTGACGAAATCATCATCTGCACCGTAAAAGGAAATAAGTCGATTACGCTTCTTAGGAACGGAAAGACTACAAACATCTTGAACTGTCTGGATAAAAATGCAGATTGGTTTCAGCTTGCGAAAGGCGACAACATCTTTGCTTATACAGCTGAGTACGGAAGTACAAATTTACAGTTTAAGATTGAGAATCGCATTGTCTACGAGGGGGTATAAGCACTATGGATGTGACGATTTTAAACACCGACTTAGATGCTGTCTCCATTGTGGATACGTACGAATCTTTCATCTGGACAGATCGGTATTATGCCTATGGCGATTTTGAACTGTATGAGGCAATGCGAGAGGGTCTTCTTGATTATATCAAACAGGACTACTATTTGCAGAGCAAGGAGTCTGAGCATGTGATGATCGTAGAGAAAATCCAGATTACTTCAGATACCGAAGACGGCAACCATGTGACGGTTACTGGACGCTCATTAGAATCTATCCTCGACAGACGAATCGTCTGGGGTCAAAAGCTATTAAGCGGAAATCTTCAAAATGGAATTAAAACGCTGCTCAATGAGAATGTAATTTCTCCGTCGGACAGCAATCGAAAAATTCCAAACTTCGTTTTCAAAGAATCAACCGATCCGGCGATTACAAAGTTGAAGCTGGAAGCTCAGTACACGGGTGATAATCTGTACGATGTCATTCAGAAAATTTGCGAGGAGCAGGGTATCGGGTTCAAGATTACGCTGAACGATGAAAAGCAGTTTGTCTTTGAGCTGTATGTCGGCTCCGACAGATCATACGATCAGACAGAGAATCCATACGTTATATTCTCTCCGAAATTTGAGAACATCATCAACAGTAACTACATCGAATCTAAGGCTTCATTGAAGACCGTGACTTTAGTTGGGGGAGAAGGTGAGGGTGCTGATCGAAGATACACTACTGTCGGTGGCGGTTCTGGTTTAAATCGTAGGGAACTGTTTACGGATGCTCGTGATATCTCCTCAAATGTTGGAAGTGACGATGCGTTGACCGACGCTGAGTATATGGCTCAGTTACAGCAAAGAGGAAAAGAAAAGCTTGCAGAAAATGTTAGCATTACCTCATTCGAGGGAGAAACAGAAACAACTATCATGTTCCAGTATGGAAAAGATTTCTTTAACGGGGACATTGTACAGATTGCGAACGAATACGGACACGAGACAAAAGCTCGTATTCTTGAAATTGTTCGCTCAGAAGATAAGGACGGTTATTCCGTCTATCCGACTTTTAAGACTATAGAACAGGAAGGAGCGTGATGAAGAAGTGAGTGTAACATTTGGATTTTATAATTCAAAAGAAGGAGATCGGCGCTACGATGCTATTCAGATGTCCAGCATTTTCGATGGAATCATTCAGGACGGAATCTTGCAGCATGTTGGAACTGCAATGGTTGTAAAAGAATCGGAAGCAATGATTATCAACGTTGGTGTCGGACGAGCCTGGTTCAATCACACTTGGACACTGAATGACGCTCTGTTACCGTTAGTAGTTCCACAGTCCGAGATTCTGCTGAACCGATATGATGCAGTTGTACTTGAAGTGGATTCGAGAGAGGCCATCAGAGCAAATGACATTAAGATCGTTAAAGGAACCCCAGCATCGAATCCAACGAAACCTACGATGGTGAAGACAAATGATCGCTGGCAATATCCGCTGGCGTATATTTATGTCGGTGCCGGAGTTACTTCTATTCGGCAGGCAAACATCACGAACTGCGTTGGAACTTCAGAGTGCCCATTCGTAACGGCTCCATTGGACAAGGTTGAAATCGATGATTTGATTGCCCAATGGCAGGACCAGTGGAAAGAGTTCTACGAAAAGCAGACTACTGATATGGAAGAAACAAATAAGTTTTGGAAAGAGCAGTGGTCTACCTGGTTCTTGGCACAGACCGAGGAGATTCAGTCGGCATATTTGACATGGGAAGCTCAGTGGAACCTTTGGTACTCGGAGCATACAGCAGATATGGAAGCCACAAGTACCTATTGGAAAGAAAAATGGGAGGCGTGGTTCAACGAATACACGAGCATCAATACTGCGGAAATGGCTGACTGGAAACAGAAATCAGAAACGGAATTTCGCGATTGGTTTGAGCAGTTACAGGCACTGTTAGACGGCAATACAGCGGCAAGTCTTGCTAAGAAATTGCTGGAATTGCAGGAGCAGGTAGATATTCTCAATCAGTTCAGTTCCAATCTTGAAAACGAATACACGGTATATCAGAAGCTTTACGACAATGGATACCGTACTTATGGAGACGTGCTCGATTCTTCGGACGCACCCATTACTGACAGCAATTTGGATACGGTCATTGGACGTACATATTCCAGTGATCTTCTCCGTGACAGCAATGGTGATGTTATCGAAGGTCGGGCTATTTTTGTCATCAAATAAAGGAGGATTCATTAAATGAAAATCACAGACTACGAAAAGGTCCAGGCGTTAGCAGCGAGTAATATTTTCCTGCTTGACGGACCTAACGGGACAAAGACCATTGCAGCAGATGTTTTAGCAAAGGCGTTAATTGGTCTTTTAAGTTCCAAAGACTTTATCGGTGGAGTAAACCTTTCAGAGCTTACTCAGATTAACGAGCTGGTATCCGGTAACAAATTACTTATCGGGACTACGGAAGGAAACAAGGCTATCGCTGCCGAAGATGCACTTTTTGCTATGCTGGACGGCTTTGCTCCGGTGGAGCTTCGTCGGGTTATCTTCAGAGGTAAGAATCTCGGAACAGCTCTGACAGCAGTACAGAAAGCCGCTATTAAGGATGGTTCCTTTAAAGGGATGTTCCTTGGCGACTATTGGAGTATCGGAGGTCGTATCTGGCGTATTGTCGATATGGATTACTGGTACAACTGCGGTGATACTGCATTTACCAGTCATCATCTTGTTATCATGCCGGATGAGGCACTTTACAATGCACAGATGAACGCTACCAATGTTACAACTGGTGGATACGTTGGTTCTGAGATGTATAAAAAGAACCTGGCGAACGCAAAGACAATCGTCAATGCGGCTTTCCAGGGTTCTGTTCTTACTCACAGAGAATATCTGTGCAATGCGGTTGCAAACGGAAGACCGTCCGGTGGAGCATGGTTCGATTCCAGCATTGAGCTCCCGAACGAACCTATGATGTATGGGCATCTTCATTTCAGTCCAACTTCTGATGGTTCAACCGTACCGAGCATCTACACGATCAGCAAGACTCAGCTGGCGCTGTTCATGGTATGCCCGAAATTTATTGTAAACAGATCTTACAACCAGTGGTTAAGAGATGTCGTTTCTTCGGCTAGCTTTGCCCTTGTGAACGGCCATGGCGGTACGAACTGCTACGGCGCTTCGAGCTTTGATGGGGTTCGTCCGGTCTTCCCGGTTGGTTAATTAAAATCGCGGGGCCTTGTGCCCCGTTTATATTTCTGAAAGGAGCTTCTTAATCATGGAAGAGAAAATCTATAAAATTACTCTCGGCGATGGAACTGAGATTTCCAATCTTAAGCTGAACGGAAACAATTTCATTTCTACAGAAAAGATCGAAGAATCCGTATTTGCGGATAATTGTTCCCCGGTTACCATCAGCGACGGAACAACTGAGACAGTTCACCCGAACATGGAACTGGTTCAGATCGTTGAGCAGGTTCCTGGAGAATACTGGTTCGTCCTTAGAGATATTTCTGAGGAGGAGTTTGCCAGAACTAAAATGCAGTCTGACATCGCCTACATTGCGATGATGTCCAATGTAGAGCTTTAAAAAGGAGGATCACCATGGAACATAGCAAGAATTACAGTAAAGTAAAGCTTTGGTACAGCATGAAAATGTGGAATGAGACCAGAGTTCGTAATGCGGTGAAGATGGGCTGGATCACCAAAGAGGAGTTCACCGAGATCACCGGTAAAGATTACGAATGAGCGTTCTGTTAGGCGACAGGAAAGAGTCAAAATTCGAAGCGATTACGTACTCGATCGAGTTGCATGATATGCTGATACTCCTTATGCAGAGGGGATTTGGTGTTAAGGATGTGAACAGCTTTGTTCGGAAGAAGTACGCGTATAGAGAAATTTCAGAAGAAAACTTTGCCAAGTACAGAGAACTGATGCGGAGTTTCAAATCGAAAGTAAATCAGTGTGCTTCCTTGATAACGAGCAATGTTAGAGCGGCAAATACCATTTACCCACGGACAATGCACGAGTACGAGACCAGGAGAGATTACCAGAATGCGGCCATTGTAAATTGCGAGCAGCTCATCAATGAGTTACAACGGGTTGTTGAAATATTTGATGTAGATCTGAATTTATACAACCGGTATGTTAAAGCTATCGACCGAGAAATCGGATTGATAAAAAGGTGGCGTCAAAGAGACATGGCGATTAAGTCGCGGTTAGAAAAAGGGTAACATCTAAAAATTGCGTCGTTTCTTCGGCTAACTTTGCCAATGTGAACAACAATGGCAATACGAACTACAACAACGCTTCGAACTCTAATGGAGTTCGTCCGGATTCTTCGATTAACCAACGAAGAAGGAGATGCTATCCGTTCCGCAAGGATAAATAATAAAGCCTAATACAATTTACTACGGTAAGTATTGTTATAACGGTGAATAGGTTATGAACTACGAGGAGATTGTCTGTGACGCCAATAACTTGTATAGGGCTTATAAGGTCTCTGTGAAGAGCAGCAAATGGAAAGAATCGACGCAAAAATTCATGATGAATTTCCTGCGGTACATATTCGAAATCCAAGATGATCTAATAAATCGGACACTTCAAAATGGACCGACACAGGAATTCGAGCTGCATGAAAGAGGCCGGATAAGACCTATTACAAGCATTCAAATCCGCGATCGCATTGTCCGACATTCTCTGTGTGATGAGGTTTTACTTCCAGAAGTTAGGAAACATATCATTTATGATAACTGCGCATCTATCAAGGGACGCGGAATTTCACAACAGAGAAAACGATTTGAAATCCATCTCCACAAATACTACCAATTATACGGAAATGACGGTTATATTCTATTCGGTGACTTTTCAAAGTTCTATGACAATATTATCCATGAGATTGCCAAACGAGAATTGTTGAAGCTGTTCAATGACGATGAGTTTATTGACTGGCTTTTAACGTTGATATTTAAGGGCTTCCAGATCGATGTTTCGTACATGTCTGACGAGGAATACGAGGCCTGTATGACCGATACTTTCAATAAACTGGAGTATCGGAACATTCCAAAAGAGAAGCTCACTGGCGAAAAGTGGATGGAGAAGTCTGTCAATATTGGAGATCAGCTTTCGCAAGTCATTGGAATTTACTATCCATATCCTATTGACAATTACGTCAAGTATGTACGTCAGCAGAAATTTTATGGAAGGTATATGGACGATTGGTACATTATGAATCCCAGTAAAGAAGAGCTTGAAGACTTGCTCGAAAACGTCTGTAAAATAGCAGCTGAACTTGGAATCCATATCAATCGTAAGAAAACCAGAATCGTTAAGATTTCGAGCAAATACAAATTCCTGCAAATCAAGTACACACTTACAGATACTGGTAAAGTCATCAAACGAATAAACCCGGATCGAGTTACCGCCATGCGTAGAAAACTCAAGAAACTTGCCGTTAAGGTTGGAAATGAAGAAGCGGATTACGACAATGTCGAGAACATGTTTCGCGGTTGGATGGGAGGTCATTATAAGCTCTTATCCAGAGAACAACGAAAGAATTTAATACAGCTTTACGAAGACCTATTTAGTAAGAAAATCACAATAGTCAACAAGAAGCTGATTGTTTCTGATAGGTCTGCATGATTGCACATAAAGAAGGAGGAAACGATGGAACCATGGTTTCAGGTTGTACTTACGATCTTTAGCTCAGTTCTTGCATCTTCTGGGCTGTGGGCCTATTTGCAAAAGAAAAGCGAGCAAAAAGATGTTAAAACAGAGATGCTTATTGGATTGGCACATGACAGGATCATGTATCTTGGAATGTCGTATATTGACCGTGGGTGTGTAACCCAGGATGAATATGAAAATCTGAGGGTATATCTCTATGAACCCTACGAACGTATGGGCGGGAACGGTTCAGCGAAGCGAATTATGCAGGAGGTGGACAAACTCCCGATTCATAAATTTATAGAGAAGGAGGAAGAGCACAATGAGCATGAGTAACAAGACATACGACATCCTTAAGTGGATTGCTATGTATCTGCTTCCGGCTGCTGGTACATTATATTTTGCACTGGCTGGAATCTGGGGTCTCCCGTATGGAGAGCAGGTAGTCGGAACCATCACTGCGGTCGATACTTTCCTTGGTGTTATCCTTGGAATCAGTACATCCCAGTACAACAAGACTGCTGATAAAGAAAAATAATGAAAGTGTCATGGAGGACTAAACATTATGGCAAATCTGAATGTAAACAAAGTCATTTACGGGGGGGGATGTCCTTATCGATCTTACTGGCGATTCCGTCAGTGCAGATAAGGTCCTCAAAGGTATTACTGCTCATGATAAGAGTGGTGCAAAGATCACAGGTACCTGTACATTCGACAGCGATACTTCCGAAGATACTGCGGCTGTCGCTGAGATTCTCGTAGGAAAGACTGCGCACGCCCGTGGAAGTAAGCTTACAGGTACTATGAAGAACAACGGCGCTGTCAAGGGTATCATCTCAACTGTGGCTGGAGAATATACAGTACCGCAAGGCTATCATGATGGCTCTGGTAAGGTGTCTATTGATGCCACTGAACAGGCAAAGCTTATTGCTACTAACATTCGTGAGGGTGTGACGATTCTTGGCGTTGAAGGTGCTATGTCTGGTTCTGAGGATATGAAGCCGCAGAGCAAGGAGGTAACACCGTCCAAAGAAGCTCAGACGATTATGCCGGATGAAGAGTACAACTGCTTATCTCAGGTTACAGTTAAGGCAATCCCGTATGTAGAAACCGACAACTCTGCCGGAGGGAAGACTGTTACGATCGGATAAGGAGGTTTTGTCAAATGGCTGCGAATAAAGTCGTATTCGGCAATAAAGTTTTGATCGACCTTACCGGCGATACTGTTACGGAAGAAGCTTTGTTGAAGGGCTATACAGCACACAAAGCAGATGGTACAATTATTACCGGAACGGCTTTCGCAGGATATCCTAACGAGTTCGTGTTCTTAGATAACATCGAAGACTCAAGCGGAAACCCAATCAAAGACAGTTCCGGTAAAACAATTCAGGGACAAACCATCTATCGCAAAGCCCGCAACTCGGTTCTTTTGGATTCTACGGGCGATGTGATTGAAGATGGTTTTGAACAGTAGATAGAGGTAATTAAGTTCGTGTGGATGTCGTTTATTTCTCGATTATTCCTACATTTGAACCCTCTAGGTACTGTAAATGCTGGATAGTTTGTTTCTATTATAAATCTTGTGCCATGTGAAGTATATGGGAAGGAGAACTTATGGAGAAAAGAC